ACTTACAGTAATACAAAACGACTTATTTGATGTTGGTGCTGACCTATGTACTCCAGTTGTTGATAGTCCAGAGTATGAACCTTTAAGAATTACAGAAGAGCAAATAACTTGGTTAGAGTCCATGATTGATAAATACAACGCATCCCTTGCTCCACTTCAATCATTTGTACTTCCATCTGGCACCCCAACGAGTGCTCAGTTGCATGTTGCTAGGACAGTTGTTCGTAGGGCAGAGCGAGAGACTTGGAGAGCAATCAGTCAGTTTGGAGCAGGAGTAAATCCTCTTACAGCCAAATACCTTAATCGCCTATCTGATTTATTATTCGTACTTGCCAGATGGTCTAATCAAGAAGTCGGCGATATTCTTTGGATGCCAGGAAAGAATCGCAACACAGATTCGACACTCTAGAGTTTTTTCACATTACTTACTCACTAAGCATGTATGCTTTTCCAAACGCTAATGCAACCTAGCCCTCACGCAGAGTCACGGCTGCAAGTGAGGTACGACTAATTAAGGAGAATTCAAATGGCTAACAAAGAACAAAAAGAACCTACTAAAAAGAAGAAGCCTGCACAATCAACTCTTAAAGAAAAGCGTGCAGTAAAAGTTAAGAAGAAGACAAAAGTTAAGTAATGTCTGTCGAACACAAACATATACTTATCAACGCTAGAGTAAATAATTCTTTAGCAAGTACAGAAGACGCGGTATCTTTTCTTAAAGATTTGGTTGATAGAGTAGGAATGAAAATTCTTATGGGACCTCACGCGACTTATGTAGACGCACCTGGTAACAGAGGCGTTACAGCAATTGTTGGTATAGAAACCAGTCATATTGCTTTCCACGTCTGGGATGAGGAATCCCCAGCAAGGCTTCAGTTTGACCTCTATACCTGCGGTTCCCTAGATAAAGATGTAGTAATAGGGGCAGTTAAAGAGCGTTTTGAGTTAGTTAGTGCTGACTACAGAATGTATGACAGAGAGCATGGCTTCGTCCTTCTAGAAGAGGGAACTCTTTAAACTTCATAAAATCACTCTTTCCTTCCGCTTGTACAATAGTGTTTTAAGTGGAAGGAAAGACTGATGTCCAAAGTCAAATTTCTAGTAGGCATTGCTTTGAGCGCCCTACTGTTATCTAGTTGTGGGTATCAGGGTTTCTATAGATATCCTTGTCAAAACCCAGAAAATTGGAAAAATGCTGAATGCAATCCTCCAATCTGCGAAGCATCTGGAACATGCACAAAAGACACACTTGAAATAAATCCAAATTCAGACGTAGATACAACAGGGGGAACAAGCAATGGCTAGACAAAAACTAACGCCACAAGATTTAGATGCACGCTTAAAATTTATTTTAGGCATTACATTAGGTTCAATTCTATTCCTTACATCAGTAGGAATTCTGTATGGTCTTTTATTTGTTAGCCAGCCAATCGGAACTCAATCAGAGAACGACAAAATGTTCTTTAACGTTCTTGGCTCAGTTGCAACATTTATTACAGGAACTCTTGCAGGTCTTTTGATTGGCAACTCTGGTGCTAAAGACATTATGTCTGCCCAACTTGCTAACAAAGAGATGGATGCAAAAAACACTCAGGCAGATAAAAAACTTGAAGCAGAAATTGATGCAACCGCTGCACGTCTAGCGGCTAAACCAGATGGCGCAATGCCAGAAGAACAACCAGTTGATACAGATTGGGATAAATAATATGTGTGCAACATGCGGATGTGGACGTGGTATTCCAAAACCAAAACCAACAAAAAAGCCTAAGGGAGGTATGTAGTAATGGCAGAGCAAGGAACAGCAGCTCGTTTAATTGAAGTTGCTACAGCCGAACTAGGAACTATTGAAGGTCCTAAAGATAACGAAACAAAGTATGGCGCTTTTATGAAGGCTAACTTTCAACCATGGTGCGGAAGTTTTGTTAACTGGTGTGCAAACGAAGCAGAGGTAAAAGTTCCTAATACTGTTTACACTCCAGGTGGTGCAGCAGCATTTAAGAAAAAAGGCGCATGGATTGATGGAGACATTGCAGATCCAGAACCAGGAGATATTGCCTATTTTGATTTTCCATCAGATGGTGTTGACCGGATTAGTCACGTTGGAATTGTTGTAAAAGATAATGAAGATGGAACCGTTTGGTGTATTGAAGGAAATACATCTTCAAAAAAATCTGGAAGCCAAAGAAATGGCGGAGAAGTTTGTAAGCAACTTCGTGCTTTTAAAAAGAACAAGGCTGGCGTAATGATTTCAATTGTTGGTTTTGGTCGTCCTAAGTTTAAGGGTGCAGGAGCCGCAGCATCAGCACCAGCATCAGCACCAGTTTCAAAATCAACAAGTAAAAAAGTAACTAAGTGCCCGACTTGTGGTAAATAGTGACGAAGAACGTATTAAGCCTTGGCTATGTGCTTTGTGCAAAAAACGTTACGTTGTCCAAAATTTAGCACGTATGTGTGAACAAAAACATCTAGAGGAAGAGTATTCATAAATTATGTACGAGTATCGCGTAAAAAAAGTTTCTAATGTAGTTGATGGAGACACGATTGATGTTGACATTGATTTAGGTTTTAACATTGCTTACTCTCAGAGAGTACGTCTTGCTGGTATTGATACCCCAGAATCTCGCACTACAGATAAAAAAGAAAAGGCTTTAGGACTTGAATCTAAGCAAAGACTAAAGGATATTCTTGCTAAAGCATCTGTCGTTGTTATTCGTACTCAGAAGCCAGACTCTACTGAAAAGTATGGTCGTGTTCTTGGTTGGCTTTTTGTTGATGGAGCAGAGCAATCTGTCAATGAAGCACTCATTGCTGATGGATACGCTTGGGGCTACATGGGAGAAACTAAAATTAAAGACTTTGCACTACTAGAGTCAAAACGTAAACAATCAGGTAAATAATAAAAAGTAAAGTAAACATTAAATAAATTTATATTATGGCTACATACGAATACGTCTGCGAAACAGGGCATAGAGTCATTCAAGAAAGATCTATGAATGAAGAACAAACAGACTTTTTATGCTCTGCTCCTGAATGTCAAGCGCAGTTAAAAAGAGTTTATTCAACACCTGGAGTTATGTTTAAAGGAAGTGGCTTTTACTCTACTGGAGGACGCTAGAATACTGTTCTTGCGAATGTAGTTCAATGGTAGAACTTCTGCCTTCCAAGCAGATAGTGAGAGTTCGATTCTCTCCATTCGCTCCATTAAATAAGAGATAAACTTTACCTATGAGCGATTCGATGTTTGATACATCCACAGATTCTAAAACTTATAGTGAGAATGGTGATCACGATCGTTTCGCTCACTACGTTGATAAAGAGAGTATTACCGAAGCATTAGTTAATGGATTCCCCTGTATTGCTCTCTGTGGTAAAGTTTGGATTCCTTCCAGAGATCCAGACAAATACCCCGTTTGTCCAGAATGCAAAGACATATTTGAGCAGATGGGTGATTTATGAGCACAGAAACTGGCGTTGTCGATAAAGTAATAACACCTCACGATTATTGCGATCGTTGTGTTGCTAAGGCTTATTTTTTAGTTTCACTTAGCAGTGGAGATTTGTATTTTTGCGGACACCACTTCTCTAAATACGAAGATACATTAGTTGATTTAGCACTTAACATCTATGGTCACTCCGATTCAAAAGAGGAAGAAAAACCTAGACTTTTGGATACGGAATAGTTTTATATTTTAACTTTTTAACTAATTCTTTCTTACGTCTTTTATCACAATTAAAGTATATGTATCTATGTTTACGTGGTCTATCTACAAAAGTAACATTCTCTGCGCCAAACTTCTCAATTACTTGAGCATTAGTTAATCCGTTTGCATATGTAGCGTGGTGCATATTTTCTTTACCTACAACCTTCGGATCTTTAAACTTTGCTGAAAGTCCTGTGTAAATAAAGTTTGCGGCCTGATAAACAACCCCTCTGTGCCCCTGGGATGTATCAGCGAATGAGACAATAATCTGCCTATCTAATAAGCACATGGTGTTAGCAATTAAAAAACTCTCCCCGTTCTTGGCAACCTTGTCATCTACCCATAATCTATTTAACTCATAGACATTCTTAGCCTCTTCAGGTCCACATATACCTTTTAAGAGCGTAGATGAAGGGCTGACCCCATATGTGACCACCCCAACCAACTCACCCCCAACCTTTTCAAATAACCCATACGCATGGCTCACAGGGCACTTACGATGTAAATAATGTTTTTCAACCACAACTTCCATTGCTTGCTGATAAGTAATTTCTTTTACTTCATAACTTTCTCTCAGCCCCATACAGAAAAGCGTACCGGAAACTTCTCCATGTTCAGCGTAAACGCACAAAGACAAAGAAAAAACTTGGTGTAAAATAGAGACTTAATAAAGGAGACTGACATGCTAGTACTAGGAACAGCTTCATCAAGTTCACAGGTACCAACCACTTGGGAAAAGGTTTCACCTTCATTGCAATGGGGACAGGTGCCTTCATCGGCTACATGGTCTTCAACCGTTAAAATTTAACCATAAGGAATAGATAACCATGGCAACAACTACCAACTTCGGCTGGTCCACGCCGGACGATTCATCAGCCGTTAAAGATGGCGCCTCCGCCATCCGCTCCTTAGGCACAGCCATTGACACTTCTCTATTAGACCTTAAAGGTGGCACGACAGGTCAAGTCTTATCAAAGGCTACAAATACAGACATGGATTTTTCATGGACTACCTCATCTAGCGGTGGTATGACTTTATTAGCAAGTTCTATCAACACAAGCGGTACAAACACTATTACTTTTAATAATATAAATCAAACTTATGTTGATTTGTACATATATATAAATGGACTACAAAATCTAACCACTAATATGTCTGTCACAATGTCATTAAATAATAGTCAAACTAATACTAATTATTATAGTAATCAATGGTTAAACAGTGGCGGTACATTATCAGCAGGTAATACTGGAGTAGGGCTTCCACTACTTACTGTAGGAGGAAATATTTTAAATCCTAGTGGTAGAAATGCTTTTACAAGTGTTATTAAAGTATACAGATACGCATCAACATCATCACAATCAACTCAGTTCTATGTTGAATCAAGAGCTAATACAATTGCCCATATTAATAATGGAGCCTTTAGTGCAAATGGTTCTGACACTCCGTCAAATACTGCAATTACTAGGATTGACTTTGTTACAACTCAGACTTTAACTGCTGGAAACTTTTTTCTATATGGAGTAAAATAAGGAGAATATAAATGACTAGGCCAAATACACGTATTATAAATGTAGAAACTGGAGAATTCATTCAAAGAGAAATGAATGATGAAGAATTTGCTCAATACGAGTTGCATCAAGCAGCATTAGCTACACGTATTACAGAAGAACAGGCTAAAGCTGAACAAAAACAATTGTTGCTAGACCGCCTAGGAATTACTCAAGAAGAAGCACAACTACTGTTAGGTGGTAACTAATAATGGCAACGACCAGTAATTTTGGGTGGACAACACCGGATGATTCATCAGCCGTTAAGGACGGAGCAGCGGCGATACGTTCACTGGGAACCGCCATTGATACTTCTTTATTAGATCTCAAGGGTGGCACAACAGGCCAGACACTAACTAAGGCAACTAACACTGACATGGATTTTGCGTGGGCTACTCCTTCTTCTGCTCCTTTTTCTCTTATTGCATCAACAACAGTAACATCAGGTGCAATAACATTTTCAAGCATTCCAACACATAAGTCGTTACGTGCTGTAATTTACGGAACAGCAAGTGCTCAACAACCTGGTCTTGGAGTTACATTTAACGGAATTACTGCTGCTTCTTACATAACTCTTCTTCTTGGATATAATGCATCAAGTCCTTTTGTTCTTTTACAAAACCCTGCTGGCGGAGCATTACACACCCAACCAAATAGTTTTTGGTACGTAAATAGATTCCTTGGAAGTGGAGCAGTTTTTAATGCCATAGTAGATTTTCCAAGTTCAGGTATGGTTAAAACACAAAAAGCCATGATGGGTTGGTCAAACTATGATGGAAATGCTGGTGTAACAACACCTACCTGGTCAACTGGAACGCATACACTAGGAAGTGCTGCAGCAATAACCTCGCTAACTTTCTTTCCTGCTGGTGCTGCAGGCTCTGGCAACTCTTCAACTATTGATCTTTACGCTTACCTATAGGAGATATGATGACTGATATAGTAGAAACTATTTATAACTGCGAGACAGGCGAAGTAACATACGTAACCACTAACCCAGAGTCTGCATCAATTGCAGCAATACATCAGGCTTCACTTGAAGAAGCACAAGAACGTATTGCTCAAGAAGAAGCTGCAAAAGCAGAAATTAAGGCTTCAGCAACAGCAAAACTTGCAGCTCTTGGTTTAACAGCCGAGGAAATTGCTGCGTTAAGCAAGTAAGTAATTTAGAGATAAACAACAGGAGATAACATGCCAATTCTCGGATCCGTCTCTGGCGGAGGTGGAAAGCCAGGAGCACCGACGATTGGCGCTGTCGCAGCAGCTGGGTCCACCAGTGCGACCGTGGCATTCACCGCTCCTTCATACACAGGCAAAGGTGGCACAGTTACCTATGTTGCAACATCATCTCCTGGTGGAATAACTGGTTCTAACACAACGTCTCCGATTACCGTAACTGGGTTAACTACTGGAACCGCGTATACATTTACAGTTAGCGCTACAACATCCTACGGAGTTAGTTCAAGCGCTTCTTCTGCGTCAAGTTCTGTGTCACCAGTTGGTTACTATGCTGCTGCTATATACGGAAGTTCCGAGGAGGAACAGACAGGTTATGTAACATCAGATTCTTCTGGTAATTCTTATATTGGATACAGCAGTTATACTAACGTTGGTGCTGTAATGGGTATTGGTATAGCAAAATATAATTCTTCAGGAACACTGCAATGGCAGAAAAAACTTACTAATTCTGGTGTCCTCAAATATTATGATGTACAACAAATAGCAGTTTCATCAACTGGTGATGTTTATATTACTGGTCTTGCCTCAACAATTACTCCAGGAACACCTGGCGATAAAGGTTATGTTACAAAACTTAATTCTTCTGGAGTAATGCAGTGGACAAGAACAATTGTTGGAAGTCCTGGAAACTCATCATCTATAATTGGGTTAGCAGTTGACGCTTCAAATAACGTTTATGCTGCTGGTTCATACTACGATGGCTCTTTTAATAGACTAACGTTATATAAAATAGACTCTTCAGGAACAACGTTAGCAAAACAAGGTTACACAACATCGTGGTTTATAAACCCAAATAGACTATTTATAGATAGTTCTGGAAGTATTCTTGTTGCTGGACGTGGTAATAATGGTAATCCTATGAGAGGTTTTCTTGCAAAAATATCTGCTGATTTAACAACTATCTCTTGGTCAAACCTTAGAAGTGACCCAGGAGGAAGTTACTTTGAGTACTATGGGGTATGGGCTGATTCATCAAACAACGTGTATGTTGCTGGACAAGGCGGTGGAGGTCTTTCTTACATTGCAAAGTTTAATTCTTCAGGAACACTACAGTGGGAAAAACTAGTTGATGCTTTAGGTTCTGCAAATGCTAATAGTGACTATCCATACGGCGGTATTTACGGCGATTCTTCAGGAAATATTTATATATCAGGTACAAATACTACAGTTAATGCATCAAAGGGTGTTAGCCAACAATTAGCAGGTTTTGTAACAAAGTATAATTCTTCTGGCACTAATCAGTGGACTCGTAGAATTTCTTCATCGGTATCAGGAAGTGTTTCAAATTACGGTATTGCAATTGATTCAACAGGTCGTATACTTGTAGGAAGTTGGCAAAATCAACTTTCTGGTGGAACAAGTTATGATACTTTACTTTTTGCTCTTCCAACAGACGGAACAAAAACAGGCTCAATTACAGTAGGTGGTCGTGGATTTAATTATGCATCTGCAACTTCAACAGAAACGTCAATAACAACTAATACCACTACACCAACTTTAACTGCAGACGCAGGTTCACCAACTATGACTACTGAAACATTTACTGCTTCAAATGGTGCGGGTTCTGCAGAAACTATAACCCTCTAATAAAATGACTAAACAGTGCGGAACATGCACTAAATGCTGTGAAGGTTATATTCCTGGTAGTATTAACGGTATAAAAATTTTTGCAGGAAATCCTTGTTCTTATATTAAGGATAGTTGTTGTAGTATTTATTTGAATAAACCAAACAACTGTACTGTTTACAAATGTGAATGGCTTACTAATAACGATATTCCAGAATTCATGAAACCAACATCTATAGGATTTATCCTAGACTCTCAGGAAACTAGTTTTAGAATAATTGAAAATATACGAAAAAAGTTCAAATATCTTAGAGTTACACAATGTGAGCCAAGATTTAATAATTCTTCTTTTGAAAATATACTAGAGTACGTTACTATTAACAAATTTAATGCTGTATGGAAAAAAGACAACCAATTAAACTGGGCAGGCTCGGAAGAGTTTTGTAATGCCCTAAACTACACATTTAAAGTTAAAGAATTAAATTTAGAATTATGGTAACAACTACATTATTTTAGTAAAAACTAAAGCGAGCAAAACGCTTACTCAGGCTTAGGCGGCAAAATATCTAAACGGTCATAGACCGCCGTTGCTGCCTCCCAAATTGTGTCACTGTGAACGAAGGCATGGATATCGCATAAAAAGATAATCTTGTTCTGTATCTCAGCCTTGACCGCTGCAAGAGACGGGCACATGTCGCAGTAATCGGTAGAAATTATCGGTGAGATAAGCCCATACGTCATTGCCATTACTCTATTTTATACCTATTACCTAACCCCTATAACTGCCCTCGAGCGCGAAAAAAGACTTTTTGCTCTCTAGGGTGATACTGTTTGAATATGAAGAACAAAAAAGTAAGCGACATAATTACTGACACATCTTTGCGCAACAAAGGTTATATGACCTCCGATGAGTTTGTAGACAGACTTGTTCCTGGACTTAAAGAGTATCTGCAAAGAAATTGGGGAGTTCAGAACAAAAACGAACTTCATAGTCCAGAAGACCTTATTTCAAATGCGACTGTTTACATGGAAGTTGCCTATCATGTTATTGTTGATTTTGGTGTTGTTCCACAAAAAGAAAGAGAATAAGTAGACACAATGACACACACAGAATTATTAGAAAGCATTAGCACTAAAGAAACCTTTCCAATTGAATATAGAAAGACTCTTCAAGAAATAGCAGAACTACACACCTACGTCCTCACAGGTAAAAAGATGCGAGGAAAATCAGGACTAAGCAAAAGATGTACGGAGTGCGGTTTTGCCTACCCTTGCTCAACAATTCAAATCATAGAAAAAGAAATTAAATGACAGAGTGCACAGTCTGCGACCCTAACGCAAAGACCCCCTGCAAACTTGCAAGCACCACCTGTCCCTACCGAGACATCAACACCCTCAACTAACCTCCCCCCAAATTTATTCTTTGCCTCTTCTTCCGTTTACGGACAGAGAGCGCGAAAAAACGCATTTTTTGTTATTTAGTTATATAGTTATGCCTATGACTCAAGCAAGTAACTCGGTAAATCTTGAATTTATCGACAAAAAACTAGGTTTTTTATTATATAAATGTAAAACTTGCGGGGTAGAAAAACCTCATACAAAAGAGTATTTTTATTTATATAACTCATCAAAAGTAAAAAATTCTTTTATAAGACTTCACTGCAAAGTTTGCGATAAAGCAAAGGCAAATTATAGTCGTAATATTCGTCAAACAATTGCCAGAGTAGATAAATACGAAAAAAGACTCATTGCCACTATACAATTATCTGTTGCTATAGAAACTAATAATCTAAAAAAGTACAATAAAAAACTAACAGTAGAGCAGAAAAAACAACTGCATAAATATCTAAAAAATCAACATATAGAGGCTTTACAAGAAAATAAAAAATTTGATAAAAATGCAAAAAAAGAAAAAAATAGAATAAATAGAAATCTTAGAAGAAGAGAGTACGAGAAACAGCGTCGTTTAAATGGTTATCGTAAGTTGCTAACTCCAGAGCAAAAAGAAAAGAAAAGACTTCAAAATAAAAAATGGCGTGAAGAAAACCCTGAACATGCAAAATTTCTTGCAAAAGAATGGAATAGAAAAAACCCTGGAGCAGCCTCCCGCGCAGTCATGAGACAAAGAGCAAAGAAACGATCCAATGGCTATGAAAAATATAATGAAAAAGATGTCATAGAAATGTACGGAATTGTTTGTTATTTATGCAATAAAGAGATTGATATCACTCTTTCAAGAAAAGTTGGCTCGGAGCGTTGGCGAGAAAGTCTTCAAATTGACCATGTAATTCCAGTATCTAAGGGGGGACCTGATTTTTTAAGTAATGTTAGACCTACCCATGCTTTATGTAATAATTTAAAAAACGATAAAATTATATAAATTATGTCTAACAACCACCCTTCCCCCCTCTCCCCCCCCCTTTTTTTTCTCTTCCGATTCCTCTTACGGAAAGGGAGCGCGAAAAAACGCATTTCTCTGCTACTCTTCAATCAATAACTCCTACGAAGGAAGAATCTACTATGGCAAAGCAAGACATTAAGACAAAAGAAAAAGACTCAACTAAGTGCTACACATATGCAGTAACTATGATTATTCAAGTCATTGCAGAGAGTGAACAATCCGCTAAAGATAAGTTAGATAAAGAAGGCGGATACGTAACAAATAGAGTGATTAATCTTGTTGATAGTGTCTCTTTGTATAGTGGAGAGTCTAAAGAGTAATAGGCTTTAAGAGTTAGTAATTCTTTGAATTAGCCACATCACTACTGAAATCATCAAGGCTCTTAGTAATATTCTTGCAAGGGTAGGACCTGCCCCATCTTCATACAGCCTATCTTTTTTGCCCATGCAGGTAGGGTACAAACACGAATAGCCTTTGTCAAACGCTTAAAAAGTCAGGAAGATAGCTCAGTTTGCACTTTTTGTAAAGCCCCTGATACCCTTTGCCTCTAATAACAAAAGAGAGAGAAAAGGTAGTACATATGAAGACGCCCCAAGGATATACAAAGACGAATGCAAAATTGCCTGAAGAGGTATATGAAAATTTTAAAAAGATTGCATCTGACTTAGAACTTCGTAATGCTTACATTAAAGAGTTAAGAGCAGCGTCTTGGAGTCTTCAAAGTATTGCAGATGCAGCAGGCATCTCTAGTAGAGAACGAGTTCGTCAAATTATTGAAGGACGCTATAAACATTTAAGTTCTTCTAAAGTATCTACTGACTTCTCTGTTCCTGCACTGCCTTTAAAAGAGGTTAAGCAACCAAGAGTTATTACCGAGCCTTCAGAACAAACTCTCTCTAAGTTATTAGAACTCAAGCCTAGTGCTCAAAAGGTACGCTCACACTCTCCTAATTTTAGAAAAGAAGCAGAGCAGTACACCGAGTTAATTAACCATGCCATTACCGTTGAAGGAGTAAGTGTCCGACACTTAGGTAAGCGCTTAGGTGTCTCTCCAAGTGCTCTTCGTTTTCGTATGGCTAGATATGGTTACATTACTAGTCATGATGGAAAGAGTATTTGCTACAAACCAATCTTAGATAAAAACAGATACGTCTTGCAGTCTTGATACAAGAAGATGTAATTGTTTTTCATCCTCATCGCTCAGACGGGTTTAGGATTCAAGGGCAAACAATAAATACGCTGACCAGTTTTATGGGAACAGGTGGGCTCAACATGTCCATGGTTGCCACAGAAAATATTCGAAGAATCACCCCTGAAGAGTGCGAAACTCTGCAGGGGTTTCCTTTAGGATGGACTAGTACCCAAGCAGATACGCACAGGTACAAACAACTAGGTAATGCTGTAACTGTCAATGTTGCAACATGGTTAGGTAATCGAATATGAGCACATTCGTTTCTTTATTCGCTGGCGTTGGTGGTTTCGATCTTGGCTTTGAAAAAGCAGGGCACACTTGTGTTGGTCAAGTAGAGATAGATAAAAATGCTCAGAAGATATTAAAAAAACATTGGCCTGACATTCCATTACATGATGATGTTAAGACAGCAATAGAGTGGGCAAAGGAGAGTGATTTAATTGGAAAAGTTGACATCGTCTGCGGAGGATTCCCTTGCCAAGACGTCAGCGTCGCTGGAAAGCGTGCTGGTATCGCTGGGGCAAGAAGTGGACTCTTCTGGGACGCAATACGATTTGCGCAGGAAGTCAAAGCACACACTATCGTCTTGGAAAATGTGCCAGGACTTTTATCAAGCAACGAAGGACGCGATTTTGGAGTCGTCATCTCTGAAATGGCCAACGCAGGGTATAGCCACATCGAATGGCGAGTTTTGGATTCGCAATTCTTCGGAGTCCCCCAACGTCGTCGTCGAGTCTTCATTGTTGGAAGTGTTGGAGACAGAAGTAAATCCCCGATACTTATTGAGTCCGAAAGCCTGCGAGGGGATAATGCGCCGAGCAACTCGTCGCGGAAAAACTCTTCCACCAGCGCTGGAAAAAGCACTGTTGCAAGGATGCGAGGGTTCGGAGACTACGAAGTAGATACTGTTGCATCCACTTTGAAGGCGAGGGACTATAAAGATGTCACAGACATCGTGGTTCGTCAAAGTAATTAGAAGTGGTGCAAGATATGAAGATGGAACACTTCCGCCAGAAGTATGGCGCGAGAGAGTTATTTGTCCTACTTTGAATGCTTTTGATAATAGTGGAGACTCCAGAGCAGTAGTAACAATTGTTCACTCTATTCAAAATACTGTAATTGGTAGAGCAGATACCGCTGGTCCTCAAGGGAAAGGGTATGGAGAAGTGACTGACCCAATGTTTACTGTAGACACATCTTCTCCTCACGCTGTATCAGTTACACCTATTCAAGATGCAAGAGAAATTGATAAAAAACAAAATGGATTAGGAATAGCAGAGGCTGGCGCTCCTGCATATACCGTTGACACAATCTCACATCAGGCAGTTAATTTTTCAACAATAGTAAGAAGACTCACTCCTAGAGAGTGCGAGAGACTACAAGGTTTTCCAGATGACTGGACTGGCGATCAATCAGACTCTGCTAGATATAAACAAATGGGAAATGCAGTTACAGCAAATGTCGTTGAGTGGATAGGGAGAAGATTATGAATAAATTAGAGCCTAAATACGGCTGGGGATGCAAAGATAATCACGTAGACAAACAAGCGTTGGCTACTCAGATAGAGCAATTAGAAATTGATATCTCTTTGAGCCCTACTGAAGTCCTTGCTTATGTTGCCAAACTTGTAAAAAGACTATAGTATTCTTTTTACCGATAGGGGTTGCGATGAGCCCCGTACTTTAGCAAAAGACTAAAGACGCTGGAAACCTATAACAATGGGCAAGGATATACGTGGGATGCGAGCTATAGCCCATGATTGGACAAGAGGGGAGCCTAACTTACGGTTAGGCTATAAGAAACCCACCTGCGTATATCCGAATTACTTTTATTCATATCCTTGGTTTTTAAAAAATATCAATCCTTCTTCAGTAGCAGAGAACACTGCTTTAAGATCTTCGTTATATTCAATTTTGATAAGACCCATTTCATACAAATCAATTAAATTATCGTTTATTCCATTCATAATTTCATCGTACATTTCAGGAAGTAGAATTTTCATTAACTCAAAGTTATATGTGTAAGTGAGTTCCCCATCTTCATCAAAACCATCTTCTATTAAAATTCCAGCCTCAATCATGCGTTCTACAAAATCATCCGCCTCGTCATCCGAGAGATACTCGAAGTCTTCCATGTCATCCATACTAGAAATCTTAACTGATATACTGGATATATGATTTATTCTAAGTTTGGCGAGTCGGATGTTTATGTTTACTCCATCGCTGGTCGCGGCCTTGTATGCGCAATGTGTTACTTTGGTGACGAGTTAGAAGTTTCCTTTAATGCAGAGTCAACGCAAGAAATGATTGACCACCTTAACGCCCACCAAAAAATTGGTCACTCCCTCCCTCCCAATCTCCTTAACCTCCTCCTTCTCGATAACCTAGTTAATTATCCCGATTCTCTTTCTTAGTACGGAACGAGAGCGCGAAAAAACAGATTTTCAAAGCAAGGTATAATTAACTTCTTTAAGGAGTTTCATGCCAATCCTAGGAACATCTGCGTCGGGATACGTTGATCCTTCGTACACACTTTATCAAACATTTAATGCATCTGGAACATTCACTATGCCTAATACTGCAACGCAGGTGGCAATTTTTATTATTAGTGGCGGAGGTGGCGGAGGTGCTGGCGGAAACGTTGGAAACTTAAATACTAAATTCCAAACTTATAACACTGGTGCATCGGGAGGTGGTGGCGGTGCGTCTGGAATTGTTGCCGCTGCCCAAGATGTGACATTAACTCCTGGAGCAACTTATCCTATAGTCGTTGGTGCAGGTGGCACTGGCGGTACTAAAGGTTTTGTACCATATAACGGTGGTACAGGTGGACAAAGTTCATTTTCTAATAACAGCAGCAGCCTGATAACAGTTAACGGTGGTGGAGGAGGTACTAGTAACTATGCAACTAGAACAGGTGGTCCTTCTGCCGGAGGAACTGTCGGTAGTATCAGCGCAAACGTAGTGTATAACTCCGCTTCACCGCAGGCAGGTGGAGATAGCGCAACAGCACAAGGGAGCGCGGCCATATCAAACAACACCGCAATTAACCTAAGCATGACACTTCCAGGAGCAGGAACAGTCAATAAACAGATAGGCTCCGGCGGAGCGGGTGGAGGGTCAGGTGCTTCTGGTCGTAACGGAGCAGGACTAAATAACGGTGGGTCATCAAGCAACGGTGGCGGAAGCGGAGGTAACGGCGGTAACGCTACTACTAACGCCGGATCGACCGGTAACATCGGAAACGGTGCTAATATTATTGGTGGTGGAGGAGGCGGTGGTGGCGGTGCAGGAACTCCTTCCACTGACGCTGGAAACGTAGGAGACGGAACAAACGCCGGGGCAGGACAAGCTGGACAGGTAATCATCTACGTTAAGTAATAACATAAATCTTTCACCGCAGGTCAGACAAATTCAAATAAAATATTTAAGAACCTGCTACTAAATAAGTAATTTTACTTGTTGTGTTCCTTTGCCATCTCTGCAAGAAAATCAGGGGTGCCTATCCAGTTTTTAGCGCCGTCAACAGCCCACATAAGATTTAACTGCTTACGCAACGCGTACATAAGTATCCACGTCAATGTTCTTGAGTCAAGAGTATTGCCTGCCTCAACGAGAGATAGAAACTCGATATCCGTATCAGGAAGCTTCTTTCGCATAACTATCGCATTAACCTGGTTAGGTTTTAACCACTCGGGAAACTCAGAGTTATCCAGCCACTCGCACTTAAACGAGACGCACGGTTCCTTTGGCCGCTGTGAGTAAATAGTGCATCCTGTTCCAATAGCAATAAAGTGACATGGACGACCTGGATAGAACTCGTGCCCGTGTGCACTTCCTGTCAGATAACCTTCGCAGCACTTCGTGCAATCACCACAACTACGTTGCACTGGTTTTAACTCTAACTTTACTTTATTGCTCATTATGAAATCATACCACCTTCCCCCTCCTTTTTTCATCCTCTTCTTCTTTTTCTTCTCCTTACGGAAAGGGAGCGCGGAAAAACGCATTTTTAATCTAAGGTATAATTAAGCATCTTTAAGGAGTAACATGCCAATTTTAGGAACAGTAAGTTCTGGATATGTGCAACCAGTGTACTCACTTGCGCTAACTGCTAACAACACCCAAAACTGGACCGTACCTGCGGGAGTGAGTAGCATAGTTGTAGTTACAATTGGTGGAGGAGGATCAGGAAGCTCTATAAGTAATAATGGAAGTCTATCTGGTGGTGGAGGCGGAGGTGCAGGTGGAGCAGCAGCAGCAATCATCCCTGTAACAGCAGGACAGACATACTCTGTTACTGTAGCAGGTGCGTCTGGGACATCAAAGATTACATCACCTAACTCTGTTGATTTGGTAACTGCAAACGGAGGAAGTAACGTTGCCACTGTTACGCAGAACGGTGGAAGTGGTGGCAATGGAAGCTCTAATATTGAAAAATCATTTACAGCATCTGGTGGAAGTGGTGGTAACGGTGGTAACTACTCAACCTCAAGTGCGTTAGGAAATAACGGTGATAATGGAGGAGCAAATTCCACTGGAAACTTTGCTATTGACGTAGCAGGACTACCTAACTACGCTGTTTCCTTATATGGTGGAGGCGGTGGCGGAGGCGGAGCTTTTGCCTCTGGAAGCAGACTTGTCTCAGCTAAAAGAAACGGTGGAACTGGCGGAGGAAACGCGGGAAATGGAGGAAGTGGCTTTTACCAAAATAGCACTAACTCACCTGTAAGTGCTAATGCTGGTAACGCAGGAACTGTAGGCGGTGGCGGAGGTGGAGGCGGCGGTGGTTACTTTTTTATTAGCGTAGAACAAGGTAGAGGTGGCGATGGTGGAGCTGGATCAAACGGACAGGTAGTAATATATTCTGCCTAACTAGCATATCATTTATTTTTAGGATATGTAAAGTAAGATTATAATTTTAGCGATAAAATTAACAAGTACGAAAGGAAAAGATATGGGTACATACGCGGTTATTGAGAACACAAAGGTAACAAACGTTATCGTAGCGGAGTCTAGGGATATCGCCGAGGACGTGACAGGACATACGTGCGTCGAGTACACCGAGTCAGATCCTGCAGGAATCGGCTGGGACTATGACGGAGAGATGTTTATCTCACCTCGTCCCTTTGCATCATGGACCTTTGATAGAGCTACAAAGACATGGAACGCTCCAGTTCCTATGCCTAAAGATGGGCTTTATACTTGGAACGAAACAACTGGCTCTTGGGATGTTGTAGCACCAACTGAAGAATAAATGTAATAGTATAGTTTTCTTGCGTAGACTTAGCTCACAATAGAAAAGACGTACTATGACAAACATTGTTTTTACCGATACTTTCGGTGTACCTGAAGAATATATACCTAAGCCTGCAACATCTTTTGTACCTGACTGGTATAAAAATATGGAGTCATATATTACAGGTGAAAAAACTCCTGACGGAAATGGAATGACAACTGGTACGTTAAAACGTTGTATGCCAGTCTTCGACTCTATTACTGCAGGCTATATTTTGACTACGTACGTTGATGTTTATGTATCACAAAAAGATGGAACGTCGATAAGTAAAAGTACAGGTAGAAAGAAAAAGATAAAGGTACCTTGGTACGAGTGGCCATCATATGGGCCAATACAATTTCACCCAGTTGAGCAAGCCCCAGAACACCCTCTTGCAAATGGTTTTTCATACCCTAAATGGATTAATCCATGGAGCATAACTACACCTCCTGGATACTCAGTTATGTTTACAGCGCCAGTTCATCGCAAATCAGTCTTTACAATACTAGATGGGGTAGTAGATACCGACACTTACACCGCCCCTGTTAACTTCCCTTTTGTGCTTAAAGACCACACATACGAAGGGCTAATCCCTGCAGGCACTCCTATGGCACAGGTAATTCCATTTAAACGCGAGTCCTGGGAAATGACAATAGGAAATAACGAAGAGTTACTACAGCAAAACAAAGTAACAACTCTCTTACGCACAAAGTTTTTTGACTCATACAAATCTCAATTTAGAACTGTCAAAGAGTACAAATAACCCCCTCCCCCCTTTTTTACTCTCTGCTGCCTCCTCTAACGGAACGAGAGCGCGAAAAAACGCATTTTTAAACTGCGCTATAATTAGCTATCTAAACAAAGGATTCCCGTGCCACTTTTAGGAACTTCTGCTTCTCAGAATAGCAAATCTTTCTTAAATACCCCTGTCGAGTTACTTGTAGTTGGTGGTGGTGGTTCAGGTGGTGTTTATTGGGCTGGTGGTGGTGGAGCTGGTGGATACAGAACTTTTTCAAATTTAAGTGGAGTAAAGGGAACTACTTACACAATTGTTGTAGGCGGCGGTGCAGCAGCTAGAACAACAGGTCAACAAGGTGGACGTTCAGGCAGCGCTAGTTCTGCATTTACATATAGTTCTGCTGGTGGTGGTGGTGGCGGTGGAGATAACGGCGGCGAAAGAATTGGTCTTGCTGGTGGTTCTGGCGGAGGTGGTGCTGGCAATGTAACTTCCGCTGGTGGTGCTGGTAATACTCCTTCAACTTCTCCTTCACAAGGAAACAATGGTGGTAGCGGTGACGGTAACGCTGGTGGCGGAGGTGGTGGAGCTGGAGCCGTTGGCGCAAGCGGCTCAGGAAACGCAGGTAACGGTGGCAATGGAGCAACTTGGTCAATAAATGGAATAACTTATGCAGGCGGAGGCGGTGGAGCTGCAACCAGTGGTAACCGTGGATTAGGTGGAACAGGTGGTGGTGGAAATGCTGACCCAGCTGCGTTTTCTAATGCAAGTCCAGGAGCTGCAAATACTGGTGGTGGAGGCGGTGCGCAAAGACAAAATGGAATGGGTGACTCAGGAGCAGGTGGCTCTGGTGTTGTCATAGTTGCATTTCTTTCTTCTTACCCTACTGCCGCATCTACAACAGGCTCACCGACAGTTACAACAAGCGGAAGTTATCGTCTATACACTTTTACAGCTAACGGAAGCATCACGTTCTAAAAACAGTATAAAATAGGACTAGCAATCGTTTCAATAAGGAGACAAAATGGCACATTGGGCAGAAATAGACGAGGACGGAATCGTTCTTCGTGTAACCGTCGGATCTAACAATGACGCCGACGAAGGCTATCAGTGGCTCATCGACAACCTAGGTGGAACCTGGGTTAAGACAAGTTACAACACACAAGGCGGAGTTCACACAAACGGTGGAACACCTTTAAGAAAAAACTACGCGGGTATCGGGTATTCATATGACTCCGAGCGCGATGCGTTTATCCCGCCTAAAGCTAGCTGTCATGACGAGGAAACACTAAACGAGGACACATGTCTTTGGGAGTGCGGTAACGAAGAGCACACCGCGCCTCCACAAATAAGTTAGGATAAAATAAGCCTATGCCAATCCTAGGAAACACATCATCTCACGGTAAAGGCTCACGTATGGTTACGCCCAACGTTGAGTATCTTGTAGTCGGAGGTGGTGCAAGTGGCGGCTCTGGAGGTCGCGCTGGTGGAGGTGGCGCAGGTGGTTTTAGAACTGCAACAGGTCTTGCAGTAACTGCTGGAACACCTTTAACTGTAACTGTTGGTGCTGGCGGTGCTGGTTCTACTGGTAACGGAAACAATGGAAATGCATCAGTATTTGGATCTATTTCTTCCGCTGGCGGTGGCCGCGGTGGCGCAGGCATTAATGGACAAGTGGGAGTTGCAGGTGCGGCTGGCGGTTCAGGCGGCGGCGGTGGTTGGACTAACGGCGGTGGTTCTCCTGTTGGAGGTGCTGGTAATACTCCTTCTGTTTCTCCTTCACAGGGGAACAGTGGTGGTAACGGCGCTAATGACAGAGGTGCTGGTGGCGGGGGCGCTGGTGGCTCTGGTGACAGTGGCAATGGAGGTACCGGTGGCACTGGTGGTGCTGGAACTTCATCATCTATAACAGGAAGTTCTGTTGGATACGCAGGCGGTGGTGGTGGTTCAGGTGGCGGAGGTGGCGGAAGCGGTGGTGGAAGCGGAGGCGGTAACGGCGGTAATGCTTTTGGAGGCCTAGGTACTGCTGGCGGAGTAAACACTGGTGGTGGCGGCGGTGGTGGCGGTGCAGAAGGCGGCACTACTTATGCAAGCAGAGCAGGCGGTTCAGGATTTGTAGCAATTAGATATGCAGACAGTTTCCCTCTAGCAACCGCAACAACTGGTTCACCAACTGTTACAACATCAGGCGGATATAGAATTTACCAGTTTACAGCGAACGGGAGTATAACCTTCTAATTGTCAATAGACAGTTTTACCCTCAGATTGAGCGTGTAAAGGTAAGAAATCGTCCAATGTGACACTTAAGAAATCTCCCTAGGGGAGGCTATTAAATGTACAGTTTTAAGTCTAAGTCTGTATGATACAGTCATGAATATGCTCAATAAAATCCATAATGAAGACTGTTTAGCAACAATGGCTCGTATGCCTGATGGTTTTATTGACCTAACAGTCACATCTCCTCCTTATGACAATTTACGCAAGTACAACGGTTACTCTTTTGATTTCGAGACCATAGCCAAAGAACTATATAGAGTTACAGCAGATAACGGAATGCTTGTGTGGGTTGTTGGTGATGCAGTCATCGCTGGCTCCGAAACTGGGACAAGTTTCCGACAAGCACTCTTTTTCAAGGACATTGGTTTCAAACTCCACGACACAATGATTTACGAAAAGAACAGCCCTGCCTACCCAGCAAGTTCAATAAGTAACCGTTATACGCAAATCTTTGAGTATATGTTTGTCTTTGCCAAAGGTCAGGTTCCTAAACACCTTATCTGCGATAAACCAAATAAGTGGGCTGGCTTTAAGGATTTCTCTGGAAAACTTAAAAACCCAGTTCCAGATTTTTCACCTAGAAACAATATCTGGAAGTACACAACATCTTTTAACGGAGTGAAGCACCCTGCCCCATTCCCTGAATCTTTAGCGCAAGACCACATCCTTAGTTGGAGTGACGAGGGAGCCACTGTCTATGACCCATTTATGGGAAGCGGAACGACAGCAAAAATGGCTGCTTTATTCAATAGAAATTTCGTTGGTAGCGAAGTAAGCAGTGAATACTGCGAACTAGCCAATGAAAGACTAAACAAAACACATGACGAGAGAAGGAAATAATGAATCTAGATAACTGGACACAACCTTTCGAGATTGCCTTTAAGTTGGCTATGTTCTCTTTAGGTTGGCTACTTGTATTGCTAATTGGGTTTTTTGTACTTGCACTTTCAGTTGCACTTCTAAAATCTGTCCCTGCATTATTTAAGGGCAAAAAGAAATTAAAAAAGGCTACCTTAGAAGACACCTATAACGATGCTATGAATCGATTTGCTAAGGCAAAGAACTTCAAGGTTGTAAAAGACGAAGAATAGTCTTGTATACCGATTCTATATTAATAGCATATAAAGCATATCTAGAGAAGGGTTGTTTTTTCTATGACAGAAAATAAAAAGATAGCTTATTGCTATGCAAGAGTATCTACTCAAATGCAGGTTGACGACGGGGTCAGTCTAGATGCTCAGGAAAAACAACTTAAGTATGCAGCAGAGTCTCAGGGGTATGAGGTAGAGATGCTTCGTGAAGAAGGTCGTTCAGGAAAAAATATCACTGGGCGACCTGTATTAACTGCTGCATTAGAGAGTCTTGATAAAGGTGAAGCAGAGGCTTTGTTTGTTACACGTCTCGACAGACTTGCTCGTTCTACTAGAGACTTTCTTAGCATTGTCGATCGTTCACATAAGTACGGCTGGCGTCTAGCACTTCTTGATCTTGGTTTAGATACTGCTACGTACCAAGGTCGTTTTGTTGTAACCATTATGTCTGCAATGGCAGAGATGGAACGTGGAATGATTTCACTTCGGCAAAAAGATGTTCATCAAGATAGACGTGATAATAAAAAAGTATGGGGTGTTGATTTAGGACCACTACCTTTAGTAGATAAATCAATTTCAGATAGAATATCTTCTGATAGAGATTTAGGTCTTTCTTATAAATCAATTGCAGAAAAACTTAATAGCGATGGGGTAAAGACAGTTTTAGGTGGAGTTAAGTGGTATGCATCAACTGTACGACATATTTATTTAAGGAAATAAATAACGTAAAGTATAATTAGGGAGTAATTTAGTAAAAAACTAAATTAATAAGACATAAAACCCTACCCCTGGGGGACTCTGATTGACTAACTTTAAACGCAAAGTTTTCTTGTTTATTGGTATAAGTCTATGTATTACAGTTTTTTCAATAATGTCGCCAGATAATGCCAAGGCTACAGATAACCAAGAGCAAGTTATTGTAAGCCCTGCTCAACAAGCAGTTAACTCTGCCCTTTCAACTGCCACTATAGAGGTTCAGCAGGCTATCACAGCCACAGATAGCGCGGCAGTAGAAGTGGCACAAGCACAAACAGAATACTCTCAAGCACAATCTATCACCTCAGAATTAGCATCAAAAATATCTTTGGCTAATGCAGAAATAAATAATGTTCAAACTGCAATTAATACTATTAATAATGTTGACTTATCTGTTACTCCGATAAATCAAAGTTCTCAAGTAGTTCAAGATGCAAAGGCTACAATAACTGTTGCAACTACAGCTATAAGTAATGTAACAACACAAATAACAGAGGCTCAGACAGCAATATCTGAAGCTGTTGCAGCAAAAACAGAAGCGTCTACAGCTCAAGCAACTGCTCAAACCGAATTAACTCAGGCAAACCTTGCTATTGATGCTGCTCAAACAGCAGTCAATAATTTACAAGCCACTATTGGAACTAGCACAAATGTTTTGGCTGGAGTAGATGATGCTGGTGTTCAAATGAATCTTCCGTTCGGAATGCAAATGGGTGGAACTGTTTACAACAATGTATTCGTTGGATCAAATGCAACAATAACATTTGGAACAAATGAAGGATGGGTTTACCATACAACTCCAGGCGCACCGTCAGTATCTATTGCTGGATGGGACTGGACTACTTGGAGCACAGGAACTGGAATTACTTATGCAACAACTGGTACAAGTTTAGATATTGCCTGGGACCTTAGACCTTTTCCTCAACAAGATGCTTCTACGCAGATGGTTCAAATAAGATTTAATGCTGATGTGAATCCAAATGATGGTGCATGGATAGCAAATGTAACTGCTAATGGACCAATACCAAATCAAGCGAGATTTAATGTTAGAGAAACAACCAACGGTGCACTCATTCCAATTACAGATACTAATGCTGGAGCAGGCTTTGCTGGACAAATAAGTCAAGGTGCAGCATTTACTCCGTATGTGGATCCAAACACAGAAACAGTTCAGGCAGCGGTTGACGCAGCAAATGTAACGATTGCACAATTAAACTCAAGCCTTACCCCAGTCGTTGCCCAGAACACTACAAACACGTCAGCAATAAATGCTATTAACACAACATCTTTAACTAATACCGTAAACTCAGCGGTATCAACAAAGACATCTCTTGAGTCATCATTAAACACTAAATCAAGTCAATTAGTTACTGCAATTAATAACAACATTCCAACCCCTGCCCCAATAATTTTAACTCCAATTGTTGCAGGAACTACTGCAACTATTACACCGTCTTTACCTGAAGGATACACAGCAAACACTTGGTTTTATCAAGTAGTAACAGATGATCCAGATGCAGAAAATCCATACGAAGGTGGAACATATAATACAGATGGTGCACCAGCATCTATTCAATTAACTGGTTTGACAGAAGGCGCTACCTATACAGTTAGAGTTGCTAATTGGTCTGGACCTGTAAGTCAATATACTGAGACTGTTATTTCTGTACCCGCACCACAAGGCTCCAATTTAACTACTGGTGGAAATAGTTCCCCAATAGATACAACTCCAATAGATACAACTCCTGTTGACACAACCCCTGTAGATACAGAACCAGTAGACACAGAACCAGTAGACACAGAACCAGTTGATACAGAACCAGTAGACACAGAACCAGTAGACACAGAACCAGTTGATACAGAACCAGTAGACACAGAACCAGTAGACACAGAACCAGTAGACACAGAACCAGTAGATACTCCTGCAGAAGAAGTAGAGGCTGTATTTGAAGAAAGCGAAGTATCTATTGAAGAAATATCAGAAAGTAATGCAAACCTTTCTGTAGAAGATGTTCAAGAAATTATTACTGATTTAATTAGTGATAGTGGTTTAGACGCGTCTGAAGTTTCTGCAGTACTAGAAGCAATTGCTGAAGGTGGAGAAGTGTCTGCAGAGATTGCCGCTGAGGTCTCATCTACATTATCAGAGGGCGGAATAACAGAAGCGGAAGCAGAATTTATTACAGAAATGCTTTCTGCAGATGGAGAAATAACAACTTCTGAAGTTGTTAATCTATCAGAAGCATTAAACGAAGACGGTAAATTTACTTTAGTAGAAAAAGATTTAGTTGCAGATGTATTAATCTCATCAGCAGAGGGGGAACCAGTAACTGCTGCCAACATAGAAGCAGCAGGGCTTGAGTATCGCGACCTTCCTCCAACAATTCCAGTAGAGGTAAGAGAAGATGCAAATGGTAATCCAGTAGTTATTCAAGCAGAGGTGGCATCTGCACTGCTTGTATTAGAAAGTCCAGCAGCACTAGCAGGTGCAATTGCTGCTTGTTTTAATCCAGATGAAGCAATTGAAGGATTAACAGAAGAAGAAAAATGTGAATTAGGCAAGGCACTACTTAACATGGGTGCTGACATGTCTATACCAGAACGTGAAAAAGCAGAAGACATCGTAGTTGTAACCGTAATTGCTGGCCAGATAATTCTTGGTACAGCATATAGAAGAAAGGTATAATAGGAATATGAAATCGCTAAAGAAATGGGGCTTTGCAGCTCTAAATGAAAACTTTACATTTCTTGGTTTTTTTGTCGCCTGGGTTGTACTAGAGGGCAGTGCAAAAACAGTTGTAGGGTATGTAACAATAGCCTCAGTCGCCCTGTGGTTTGCCACTATAGGAATTAGAGAAAAAGCTGAAAAAGAAGAATAATAGCTTTTATACTAAAAATATATTGCCTAGCGAGTCGTAAAACCCGTAGCCTAAAATCTCTAGTATGCTATAGATACAATAAGCATAATGGAGAATAATGAGTTCAGAGCTAGTAGCCGAATATAAGGTTAAAATTGAAGCACTTTTTCCACTGGCAAAAAAGGCTTACGGCTCAAGAAAACAAGACACTCCTGCTCATAGAGCAAGTAGAGAGTACACAAGACTTTTAGTTGAGTTTTCTTCTTTAGACGGGAATCTTCCTGAACTAGCAAAAGCACTCAAAGTTGCATACCCTGGAATTAGACGAAGAATTATCATGGAAAAAGTCTCTATCTCAAGCATTAAACAAGAGAGAAAAGCAGATATATCAGAATTGCCTAATGCAATAGAGAGAATAAAAAAAGCAAAAGAAGATGGTGGATCTGTTTTTTATCATAATCAACTTACAAAAGAATATATAAATGGATTTTCTTTACAAGATTTAGCAAAGGGATTAGGGCTCAATTCCGCGGCTCCTTTATATTATGGAGTACAAAGAAGTCTTAGTAGAGCGAGTAGAGTTTAAGTATGGGACAAAGTTTTATGGAGAAGATATCTCTTCTTTCTCCAGAAGAAAAAGCTGCAATACTTGCTGACTTAGACCCAGAAGTTCTTCTCTGGGATTGGCACTCTTGGGCACGTCCAGAACAACAATCCCCTGAAGGTGATTGGAATATTTGGATTTATCTTGCTGGTCGTGGTGCTGGAAAAACAAGAGCAGCAGCTGAGTGGGTAAGAGAGACAGCAAAGTACACAAACACTGGTCAAAGACGTTTTGCACTTGTTGCTCGTACTGCAGCAGATGTGCGTGACGTTCTTGTTGAAGGTGAATCAGGAATTATGAATGTGACTCCACCAAGTGAGCGTCCATTGTATGAACCATCTAAACGTCGATTGACTTGGCCTAACGGAAATACTGCAACCTGTTTTACTGCTGATGAACCAGACTCACTTCGTGGACCCCAATTTACACATGCTTGGGGGGACGAAGTAGCCGCATGGAGACAGACTCCAGATGCTGCTGGTATGACTGCTTTTGATAACTTACGTGTGGGAACTCGTTTAGGTGCTAACCCACAAATTATGATTACAACAACTCCTAAGCGTGTACCGCTTCTTTACTCTTTGTTAGAAGAAGAAAAGAAAGGTAAGAAAGTTGTTGTTACTAGAGGCTCTACTATGGATAACTCTGGAAACTTGAGCTCTGCATATCTAGACACAATTATGGGAGTTTACGAAGGCACACGGCTAGCAAAGCAGGAACTCTATGGAGAAATGCTTGACTCCATTGAAGGTGCATTGTGGACAATAGAGATGATAAGTAAGGCTAGACAAAATGTTTTACCACCTCACACTCCTTTAAGAGTTATTGGCGTTGACCCCTCCGTTGCAGAAAATCCTCGGGACTCCTGTGGAATTGTTGTAGTTGCATCTACTGCTGATAGAGATTTATATAAACGTCACGCTTGGGTTTTAGAGGATGCAACCATCCACGGTTCCCCAGAAGTGTGGGCAAATAAAGTTGTAGAGATGGCTAGACGCTGGGGGGCACCAGTTGTAGCAGAAGTAAATCAAGGTGGAGCACTAGTTACTAATGCTATTAATGCTATTGACCCCAACGTAAAAGTATTTGAAGTTCACTCTAAGCATGGAAAACAACTTAGAGCAGAGCCAGTAGTTCTTGCATATGAACAAGAAAGAGTTCATCATATTGGATACATTGCAGAGTTAGAAGACCAAATGACTGCATGGATTCCTGGTGAAGGAAAGTCTCCAGATAGAGTAGACGCTTTAGTCCATGCTTTAACGGCTTTACTTATTAAACCACCTAAAGGATTTATTGGTGGAAAGTTAACCGCAAAATCTCCAGCCGCCAGAAGACTCCCAAGTTTTAGAGGCGGTTCAGGTGGAAGAAGTGGTGGGTCTAGGGTTTTTAAGGCTAATTAAAATTTATTTAGCATTAAAAGTTATCTAGCAAATCTAGATGCAACAGACCAATCTACTTCTCCAGAAGGAACTGCTCTCGGAATGAGAGAACGTCCACCAACTGTTGCTTGAGAACCAGAACCAACAATAGTTAAGTTTCTATCCATAAGTTTTCTGTGGAATGCAATCTGAGTAAGTGGCTTTTCTCCACGTTCTTCACTCCATGCTCTGTAAACAGTGTAAAGCGTTTTTACAGATAAAGTAGAGCCCGCATTTTCATTAGTCTCTTCATTTAAGAACAAACCAATTCTGTCTTCATTCTTTCTATATATCTCGGCCGCTTCGCTAACAACTCGACACCAACCAAGACCATCTTTAGAGCCAGAGCCTAAAACTTTAATTGCTCCTTCTACTGCCCAAGCAAGAACAGCACTGAGTGCACCATCTGGGTCAAATATGTATTCTTTTAACTCTGGGTCAGGACTTTCTGGCACATGCAAAAATGGAACTGGTCTAATACGTCTCCACATAGCATCATCAGTAATTACTGGTCTGTGATTAGTACTTACCCATAGTTTTGCACGAGAACTAAAAGTAAAAGGTTTTTCACCAGGAGAACGAGCAGAGATTTCAGAAGAACCAGTTAATTTCTTAACTGAGTTTTCTTTTAGTCTTTCAGACTCAGGTAACTCATCTACCCACACCATTCGACGTCCACGCAACTCAGCCCAGTGGTAAAGGTCTTGGCTATTTGCTCTACCATCATTTTGCGCAAGAATACTTGAGTCCAAAGGCCAAGCATATTGCTGGGTACCTAAACACTTAACTAGTGCTTCAACAAAAGTATTCTTACCAGAACCAGCAGGACCGTAAACTAGAAACATAACATCATATTTTCTAGAACCAGTGAGAGAGTAACCAGCAGCACGTTGTAACCACTCTTGGAACTCTTTATCTCCATTAGTAGCAAAGTCTAAGAATTGTTCCCAACGGACATTTCTTTGACCAACAATGTATCCAACTGGTGCTCTTCTAGTTATAAATAGGTCAGGACGATTCTTTAACAACTCTCCTGTTTTAAGGTCAATAACACCATTCATTACACCTAATAAATTTTCATCCTTGTCCCACTCTTCTACATATCTATTAATTCTAGGGTCAGAGTTTCCTGCTTCAATTGCAGAGCGAAGACGACCAATTGATTTTGTTTGCTGAGCCCACTTAATAACTTCGCCTTGTTTATCTGGGTCATCATATTTAACAATCTCGCTGGCAATAAGAGTAGGAATCATTTTTGATAACTCTTTAACTTCTAAGCCTTCGGCATCTGGTTTCCAGTAACCATTATTCCAATGAAACCAGCCTAAACCAGGTGTATACCTAACTACATCTCTAAAAGTATCTACTAATCTACGACCATTTCCAATATCTGTAAGACTTCGCTTACCTTCTTCTCCACCATCTTCAACAGATATCGCATCCGTATCTTGAGGGATGTCTAAATTCTTAGCAGATAAAACTTGGTCGTTTGTGTAGCCACTTTCAATAGAACTAGTTATTGCACTATTTCTAGTGCTAGGAGTAGGAGGATGAACAACTCCCAAAACTGGTGTTATTTTTTCTACAGATGTTCCCTTTGAAGACGCTCTAGATTCTTCTTGAGAACGTACAGACCATTCTTGAAGCCCAGGCCATACTCTATTTGATTTAGGATTTTTTATAACAAAATCAATTGCACGTCGAGTGTGCATCATTACGCTGTTAGTTCCCTCAAGTGGCATAGGAGGCTTAACTTTTTCAGCATTGAATCGAATCATCAAAGACTCAACAGCAAGACGACCTGCTTCAGTATTTACAGGAAACTTATTTGCAAGTGCACAAGCAAGTTCATAAAGACCGACTGCACGGTTACCTTCTTCAATACCTTCTTCAAGAACTTTATCAATATCAACTTTTTTACCTGAGTACTCTAAATCTTCAAATATTGAAGACCAATCTCCAGTACCAACATCAGTACCGCTAGACCTCTTTGTTCTTTTTCTTAAAACACTTAGTAGCTCTTCTGGCGCTTGAGCCATTTCCATTTCATGAGGGCCCTTGCCCTTTACCCACTCATAACAGTGACCTGAAAAGTGTCTAGAAGGTGCAATAAGAACATAACCATTGTGCTTAATATCAACGCCTTTTAAGCCTTGTTTATTTAAGTTTCCAACTAAATCTTCTGACTCACTGCACTTGTAAAATAAGTGACGACCACGCATGGCTTTTCCGCCACCAATTGTGTATTCACCAGTTATCGCTTCTACAGTTGGTGGAAGTGCTCCTTCAATCAGCTCTTCAAACTTTTCAAATGATTCTGGGCCACCAGCACGTGGGTCAATATCAATTACTAAAAATCCACTAGGACGACAGAAAACACCAATGTTGTAATCAGGTTGAGACGCCCACCATTCAGAAACTTTATTTACATCAGATGTAGCAGATGTGTTCCATTGATTTATTGCTGGGTGTTTACCAGTATCTTTTGGTTCTGCGTGTGAAGAGTTACAACTACATCTTCCATTTGCTATTCCATAACATGGAAGAATTTTCCAACCTTGTTCTGCATACCATTGCGCCCCTGGTGCAAGTCTGTTATTTGCGTACTCCCATGTACTCATTTTGACCCACTTACATAAGCAGTTTCTAGAGTAATTGGTAGTGAAGAAAACCAGTTATCCGCATCTTGAATAAGAATATAAACTCTTTCTCTTCCAGTTTCAGTAGTTGTTTTAATTGCACTTAATTCTCCGAGCCATACCGCTCTGGCAACAACTCTAGATGGTATTCCGTATCTTAGAGCAGTGGCTCTTATGCTTAGTCTTTTTTGTCCTTGTATCAAAGCCACGGCCCCTTCCTTACACAAATCGTTGACGAACTATAGACCAGGTTTTGATAAATTTGAACCATTTACGCAATATTAAAACTATAGAGCTTTTAAAACAAAAAGGGAAGAGACTCGCCAATATAAAAAAATAAGATACCCAAATATATGTCAAAATTAGACCATTAGTCAAAAGTCACTATAACAATAGTCAGATAGGTGCTCCCACTTCATGTTCAATGGTACTCAAGTTTGGTATGAAATAGTAGGTATAACAGGAGCAATCTCAGCCCTTTGTATTTTTATGTATTCAGTTTACAAAATAGCAAAAAGGATAGATGGCTCCATTGGGGTAGATGGAGAAGGTAGAACTCTATCAGAGAGAATGGATAAAGTCGAATACCAACTTTGGCCTAATGGCGGTCAGTCTATGGCTGACAGGGTTAACTCCATAGACAAAACCAATAATCAAATGATGACAGAAGTTAAGATTATCAAAGAACTTGTCCTCGGGATGATAGATACAAATCATCAAGCATCTGTAGAGGCAAAAAAGAACAACTTAGCATAAAAAGGACACGCCGAAAAAAAGTTTGCTTAGGTGCTATGAAAAAGTAGCACTTACCGTTAAAGTACCCGTATGAAAACAGTGTTTACTTACACGAACACTTACTTACATATGAAAGGGGTACTTTAAAATGAGCCTATCGGAGAAGCTAAAAACAGCAACTAGGTCTGAACCAGGCCTTCCTTGTGGGGTATCTAGATTATTACTTACAGTAAGTGATGAAGATCGTGAGGCTTTAGAAGCAATCTTTTCTACTAAAGCTGGTAACGGGTCTGTATCCAATTTAAAGATTCATGAGATTATATCTAGTGAAGGCCATAACATTGCATTTGCTTCAGTAAGACTTCACAGAGCAAGAGCCTGTAGATGTTTTATAGGGAAAACTAATCAATTAAAAAAACATTTAAACGATAAGTTAGAAAAAAATAATGACTGAGTCTATGGCTGAAAGGTTAGCCGCACTTATATCTCCTGGAGAGTCGGGCTCGGATATAAGAAAAAATAATACTCCAGAAGCGTGGCGTCCCCGCATGGAGATAGATGAGGCTGGCGGATACCTAGTATCTATTCCTAGATCAGAAGGAAACTTGCCAGATGCAATAGAAATTTTAAAAGAATTTAATTTAGACCCAAAGGACTGGATTGTTCGCTCGGTTCGTAGATCTAGATGGCAAAGATATGACGGTGAGTGGTTAGAGTCGGCAAGAATAAATGTAGTTGCAGCCGAGATGATAAGAAAAGAAAATGATTTAGATTTAGAAAAACTTATAGAGGACATAAAAAAATGGAGACCTGCCGCTAGAGAAACAAAAGTAGCGGGAGAGTTTGCTTTTGTCTTTGCTCCCAGTGACCAACAAATTGGTAAAAAAGGTAGCGGCGGGGGGACTTTAGAATCAGTAGCAAGAATTCATCAAACTACTGAGGGTGGAGTCCATAGATTAAAAGAGTTACGCAAGATAGGTAGAAGCCTAGGAACAACTGTGATTGCATTATTAGGAGACCATGTAGAAGGAAATGTTTCTCAGCATGGAAAACTACAAGGTCAGGCTTCATCAGATTTAGGGCTCACAGAGCAAACAAGAGTTGCCCGTAGACTATTAATGTCTCAGATAAAAGCATTTGCTGAGATATCAGACAGAGTAGTTGTCCCAGTAGTTAACGGAAACCATGACGAGGTAACTAGGCAAGTAGTGGCTAATCCAGCAGATGGTTGGAACACAGAAATTGCTAGCGCTGTGCAAGATGCTTGCGCAGAGAATCCAAATTTAGCCCACGTTGAGTTTAGATATCCAGAAAGTGACCATCAAACTTTAGCAATAAATATAAATGGAACTATGCTCGGCTTATTCCATGGTCATCAATCTAGAGACCCAATTAAATATCTTTCAGGTCAAGCGGCGGGACAAACAGCGCTAGGCAACTGCGATGTTTGGTTATCTGGCCACTACCACCACTTTAAAAGTATGGACATTGGTCCTCGCTTCTGGGCGCAGTGCCCGACTCTAGATCCTGGCTCTGCTTGGTTTAGAGATAGAACAGGGCTCGAATCTCCTGCTGGAGTTTTAACAATGGTTATCGGTGAAGGGTATGACCCTCGCAGAGATATAAGCATTATCCCAGCTAGCAGGTAGAAAAGTGCTCTATAATAAAGGTAGATTTATAAACACTTTTTTATAAAATAAAAAGTAAGAGTACTAAAAATCTTGTAGAATAGGCAAAGACCTGCTTAGTTTTATCTCGTTCAGACGTGTTCGAGTGAGAGTATTTTGGAGATTTAATGCCATATCCAGAGGATGTATCCACTAGAACGATTGTAGGTAGTTTTACATCTACAGACGGTAGTCCTGCCTCGGGAACAGTAACTTTTACTCCATCTGGAAGAATTTTAGATGCTGATGACACACAAATTATTTCTGGTCCTATAGGGGAAACTTTAGATGGTTCGGGTGAATTCTCAATTGAACTACCATGTACAGATGATAGAGATTTATCTCCAATCGGTTGGTATTACACAGCGACAGTAAGAATTTCAGGGGCTAGGGCTTATAGTTTTAAATTTTATTTATTAACTGGTGCAAATGAAGTTGATTTTTCTAATTTAGATAGAGTAACTCCAGTATCAAATTCTCAAGGAGCATTTGCTTCATCTAGAGGTCCAGTTGGTCCTCAAGGTAGTACAGGTCCAACAGGTGTAACAGGAAGAACTGGTTCTACTGGTGCTACTGGTGCAGGAAATACTGGTGCTACAGGACCGACGGGTCCAGCGGGTGCACCAACAGGTGCTACTGGTGCTACTGGTCCAACTGGAAGTACAGGTTCTACAGGAAGTACTGGTGCAACTGGATCTCCTGGAACATCTATAAATGTTCGTGGAAGTGTTGCAGCAGTTGTTAACTTACCATCAAGTGGTAACGCAACTAATGATGCATATATTGTTGATGCTGATGGTGATTTATATGTTTGGGGTGGATCTAGTTGGAGCAGTGTAGGACAAATTGTTGGTCCTGCTGGTGCAACTGGTAATACAGGTGCAGGTCAAACTGGAGCAACTGGTCCAACAGGTTTAGTTGGTGCAACAGGTGCAACAGGTGCAGGTGAAACTGGAGCAACAGGTAATACAGGAAGTACAGGTTCAACTGGACCAACTGGTACTGGTAACACTGGTGCAACTGGTGCCACTGGTGCTGGCTCAACTGGTGCAACAGGTGCTACTGGAAGTAATGGAGCAACTGGTAGTACAGGTGCAGTTGGTGAGACTGGGGCACAAGGAAATACAGGTGCAACTGGAAATACAGGAGCAGATTCAACTGTTGCAGGGCCCACAGGTTTAGTTGGGGCAACTGGTGCAACAGGTGCAAGTATTACTGGAAATACAGGAGCAACTGGTAATACAGGTGCACAAGGAAATACTGGTGCACAAGGTGAAACAGGTGTAACTGGAAATACAGGAGTAGGGGTAACTGGAAATACAGGTGCGCAAGGTGAAACTGGAGCACAAGGAAATACAGGTGTAACAGGTCAAACTGGAGCAAGTATTACTGGTAATACTGGTCCTACAGGAGCAGATTCAACTGTTGCAGGACCCACAGGAGCACAAGGTAATACAGGTGTAACTGGTGCAAGTGTAACTGGGCAAACTGGTGCAACAGGAAATACAGGTGCACAAGGTGAGACTGGTGCACAGGGTAATACAGGTGTAACAGGAAATACTGGAGCAACTGGTGCTGACTCAACTGTTGCTGGTAATACAGGTGCAACAGGTGCAACTGGTGTTACAGGTGCAAGTATTACAGGACCAACTGGAGCAACTGGCGCTGACTCAACTGTTGCAGGACCTACTGGACCTACTGGTTTAACAGGTGAAACTGGTGCAACAGGTGCAAGTATTACAGGACCAACTGGAGCAACTGGTGTAACTGGCGCTGGGGTAACAGGTGCTACAGGACCTACGGGTCCAGCGGGTGCAGGCTCATCTGTTTATATTGAAAAATACCAAGTACAAAGTACTTCTGGTGAAGAATTTTATTTACACTCATATGATGTTGATCAAAAATCAGCACTTACATGGAGTCGCTCTACTACAACATTAACAATTACATCTGCATCACACGGACTAACAACTGGAGATAGAGTAATTATTAGAAATACAAACGTTGCTGGTGCTCAATCTTTAACAGTAACAGTTTCAGACTCTAATACATTTACCGTGACTGTAGCCAACACAGGAAGTAGTAATGGTGTCTCTGGAAGTTACTCAAGAGGCTTTAATATGTCTAGAGTTACATCAACAGTGACTTTATATGCTCCTTCTGGAACAAACACTGTTACTCTTTTAGGAGGCTCTATGAGACTTCCTTCTAGCGTAACATCTCCACTTATTTTTAACTATGCAGCGGTGGGAATGAATTCCAGTGCAGCAGATAGATATCCTCCACAGATATTTGCATGGCGTGATGATACATATGCTCAAGTAACTCCCAACTCAAGTCTATATAGTTTAATGAGTTCTTCAACATATGACCAAGTTCAACTGGGAATGCCAGCAGCTAACAGACTTATTAGATTTAGTTTTGCGTAAAAGGAGCTGTTAAAAAATGAAACCCTTATCAGGTAGATTTTCAATAGTTTCCGTAACGGAAACCTCAGCTGGGATTTACGACTTAGTAGGTTCTTTTGTCGATGAATCAGGTTTATATGGGCCTTCAGATGTTGCCTTAGGACAACGTGTATATGTCTATGATAATAATGCAGGAGCAATTCGTTATGAAATTACTGCGTTAAATGATGTTTCTTCAAACCCTATAGAAATAGAAGTCACCTGGGATTCTGCTGGAACTGCTATAGAGCCAGGGGCTACTAACGGAGTAATTTTAGATGTAACTGATAATTTATTACTTCCAGAACAACCTTCTTTTACTCAGCAAAACATAGAAGAACTTTTAACAGCTGGAATTATCGCTGAGACATATAGAGAGCAACTAGATTCTATACAAGGAGTAACTGGTTCTTTAGCGGATTATGTCCCTCTTACTCAAAAAGGTACTGCAAGTGGTGTTGCAGAACTAGATGCTGATGCAAAAATTAAAATTTCTCAACTACCAGGGTTATCAATATCTGACTCATACCCCGTTGCTAGTGAGACTGCAATGCTCGAGTTGGTTGTCGAGCGTGGCGACCTTGCAATTCGTTCAGATATAAATAAGACATTTGTATTTGCTTATGACCCATTTTCAATAACAAATAAATTATTATCAGGCAATGTTGCAACACTAACATCTTCAGCAAACCACAATTTAACAGTGGGAGATACAGTAGTTATTAGTGGCGTAGATGCCACATTTGATGGAACTTATGCAGTAACTGCTACCCCCACTGACACTACTTTTAGTTATGCAAAAACAGCGTCAAATGTTTCTACATTAGCAGTATCCCCAGCGGGATTGATGGTTCAAAAAGACAACTGGCTTGAACTTCTTAGTCCTACAGCAGGTGGAGCAACGGGTGCTACAGGTGCAACTGGTGCTACAGGTGTTACAGGACAAACTGGCGCTACAGGTTTAACTGGTAATACAGGAGCAACAGGATTAACTGGTGTTACAGGAAACACTGGAGCAAACGGTGAAACAGGTGCAAACGGTAATACAGGTGCAACTGGCGCTACAGGATTAACTGGTGCTACTGGTGCTACTGGTGATGCATTTGGAATTTATTATTTAGGAAACTACAACCCATCATCTGGTTACGTCCCAGACATTGCGGTAGTAAGAGGCTCTGATGGACAACTCTATCTTGCTAAAGCGAGTGGTCAACTAGGCGACCCGATTAATTATTTAAGCAATGGCCAGTGGGAAATTTGGATACCTAAAGGAACTGATGGTGCAACAGGTGCAACTGGTACAAGTGTAACTGGTAATACAGGTGCAACAGGAAATACTGGAGCAACTGGTGTTACAGGTATCACCGGAGCAACTGGCTCTGGTGAAACTGGTGCAACAGGAGCAATTGGAAATACGGGTGCTACTGGTTCAACAGGAGCAACTGGTAACACAGGTGCACAGGGAAATACTGGAGCAACTGGAGAGAGTGGAGTATTTTCTACAGCAGAAGATGTAGCACCTACAGGAGCAGTTACAGGTGATGTTTGGTTTGACCCAGCAAATGGAATGATGTTTGTTTATTATGATAATTTTTGGTTACAAGCATCTAGCAATGCTATTGGAGATGTAGGTGCTACTGGTGCTACTGGTGTTACTGGTGCAACTGGAAATACAGGTGCACAAGGTAGTACTGGTGTAACTGGAAATACAGGTGCAACAGGGAATACAGGAGCAACTGGTGCTACTGGTAATACTGGTGCCTCAGCATCTGACCTAACTGAATGGTCAGCTTACACACCAACAATCACATCTGACAGTGGCACATTCACTCTAGGTAATGGCACATTAACTGGACGATATAAGCAAATAGGAAAAACTGTTTTCTTCCATGTAAAACTTATCTACGGCTCGACATCATCTCCAGGCACTGGTCACTGGAACTTTAGTCTTCCAGTTACAGCACAAAACTCAAACTTTACGTTTTCAGCGGCAATTCTTGACGATGGAGCTTCTTGGTATGGTGGCATAGGAAATGGTAACTACACAGGTTCAACCACAAGCTTTGCAGTAATTATCCCTGGCACAAATGCTGCTGTCACAACGTGGGCAGTAGTCGGTAACGGTGGTCCGTTTGAGTGGGGAACTGCAGATAACATCACAATTTCAGGAAGCTACGAAGCAGTCTAATTTAATAAGAATTTAGAGTTTAATTTTATTTTAATCACCTTTTTTATTTAGGGTAAAATTGGCTTTGGGAATCATCCCACTCGAGTGAAATGAGAAAAATCTATGCCAATTAATTTCCCAGATACGCCGTCGTTAAATCAGACGTTCACATCTGGAACAACAACTTGGCGTTGGAATGGCACAGTATGGCTAGTAGTTCGTGACTTCGCACCAACAGGTGCTACAGGTCCTACAGGTCAAACAGGTGCTAACGGACAGACTGGTGCTACAGGCGCTACTGGTTTAACAGGTGCAACAGGTCTTACAGGTGTGACTGGTGAGACTGGTGCAGTTGGTAACACTGGTGCAACTGGTGAAACTGGTGCAAACGGTAATACAGGTGCAACAGGTGAAACTGGCGCAGTTGGTAATACTGGAGCAACTGGATTAACAGGTGTAACTGGTGCAACAGGTGAAACTGGAGCAGTTGGTAACACAGGAGCAACTGGTCTTACTGGTGTAACTGGACAAACTGGTGCAACTGGTGAAACTGGAGCGCAAGGAAATACTGGTGCAACTGGTGATGCTGGAGCAACTGGTGCAACTGGTGCACAAGGTAACTTCGGTGGTATTACTGTTGAATACAACTTTAGTACTAACACCACTGTTTCCGACCCAGGTTCTGGAAATGTAAAATTCAACAACGCTGACTTAACATCTGCATCAAAGATGTCTATTGATGATGAAGATGCAAATGCAGTAGATATTCAATCAATGCTGCGTACAATTGATGACTCAACAAGCACAATTAAGGGTCACTTACGTATATCAAATAAAGCAGATTCTACAGATTTTGCTTTACTTACAATTAGCGCAATTGCAGAGCAGACAGGCTACTTTGAAGTAGATGTTGCTTATGTATCTGGCTCATCAACATCATTCTCAAATAGTGAAGATGTAATTATCACTTTTGCAAGAACAGGTGATGCTGGTGCTCAAGGAAATACTGGAGCGCAAGGTAATACTGGTGCTACAGGTATCACTGGAGCAACTGGTCTTACTGGTGTAACTGGACAAACTGGTGCAACTGGTGAAACTGGAGCAACTGGTGAAACTGGTGCAAACGGTAATACAGGTGCAACAGGTGAAACTGGCGCAGTTGGTAATACTGGAGCAACTGGATTAACAGGTGTAACGGGGCAGACTGGTGCTACAGGTGAAACTGGTGCAATCGGTAACACAGGTGCAAACGGTAATACAGGTGCAACTGGTCTTACTGGTGTAACTGGAGCAACTGGTAACACAGGTGCTGATGGTCAGTTCTCAACAACTGAATCAACACCTCCAACAAGCCCAGCTCCTGAAACTGGAGATGCATGGTTTGATCCTTCAAACGGTATCGTATTTATTTACTACGACGGTTACTGGGTTGAAGCAGTCGGTGGAAACGTTGGTCCTACAGGTATCACAGGTCCTACAGGTGTTACTGGACAGACAGGTGCACAAGGAAGCTTTGGTGGCGCAACCTTCGAGTATGCGTTTGACACAAACGTAGCAGACTCAGATCCAGGTGCTGGTGAACTTAAGTTCAACAACGCAGATTTAAGTGCTGCAGCATTAATGTACATCAACGAAGCCGATGCAGATGCAGTTAACATCGGATCATTCCTTACAACTATCGATGACTCTACAAATCCTATTAAGGGTCATCTAAAGGTAACTAACAAGACAAACGCTGCTGACTATGCGTTGTTTACAATTGTAAACAACACTATTACAGGTTCAGGCTATTACAAGGTATCCGTTACACACATCGCTGGAGCTACATCATTTAGCAACGCCGAGGAAGTAACAGTTACTTTCGCCCGAACAGGTGACGTTGGTGCTAATGGTGCTACAGGAGCAACTGGTCAAACTGGTGCAACTGGTCCAACAGGATCAAATGCGGTTCTAACACTAGTTCAGAACGCACAGACTGGAACATCTTATACACTCGTAACATCGGACGTTAACAAGCTCGTAGAGCTTAGCAACGCTTCGGCAATTACGTTGACTGTTCCTACAAACTCTGCAACACCAGGGTTTAACGTTGGAGACCAAGTTAACCTTCTTCAAACTGGAGCAGGTCAGGTCACAGTCGGAGGAGCTGGAGTTACCATCAACGGTACGCCAGGTCTTAAGCTTCGTGCACAATGGTCATCGGCTACGCTGATTAAGCGTGCAACCGATACATGGGTACTTGTTGGAGATCTCTCCGCATAACCTAAATATTAGGTAGAAACTGCCCATCTTTTCACGAAGGTGGGCAGTTTTTTTATATAGAAAGTTCAAATTTGTAGTATAGTAGTGCCATCCTTTTGCTGAAGTAAGAGAGTAATATGCCTATTGATTTTCCTAACAGTCCAGACGTAAATGAACCATTTACATCGGGATCCACTACATGGAAGTGGGACGGAACCGCCTGGAAGGTCGTTCGCGACTTTGCGCCTACAGGCGCTACAGGTCAAACTGGACCAACAGGTGTAACAGGCGCAGTTGGTAATACTGGTGCTACAGGTATAACAGGTATTAATTGGCGAGCAGCCTTTGATTTTATTGAATATAACGTTCGTGATGTAGTTCAATACAACGGAAGTACATATTTTTGTAATACATTTATTGCAAGCGGGGATGCTATTTCACACATCCCTGGTGCATCTGCAAGGTGGGATTTACTTTCTGGTAAAGGAAATACTGGTGTAACAGGGCAGACTGGTGAAACAGGTGCAACAGGTTTAACTGGTGTAACTGGTGATACAGGCGCTGTCGGTAACACAGGTGCAAACGGTAATACTGGTGCTACAGGTGAAACTGGAGCGCAAGGAAATACTGGTGCAACTGGTGAAATAGGACCTCAAGGATCCGCAGGTCCTCAAGGTGTTGGTGGTAACACTGGTGCAACTGGTGCTACAGGTGTAAGTATTACTGGAAATACTGGTGCAACAGGTGAGACTGGTGCTACTGGTGCAACAGGTGTAGGCGAGACTGGTGCACAAGGAAATACTGGTGTTACGGGTGTTACGGGTGCTACGGGTGCTACGGGGGTAACTGGACCTGAAGGCTCATTCGGCGGCGCGACGTTTAAGTATGATTATGATGGTGCATCGGTTGTGGATGCTGATCCAGGTCCAGGAAAGATTCGTCTTAGCAGCCTTACCCTTTCATCGGCAAATGCTCTTTATATCGACGACGTCGACCTAGACTCCGTCAACGTTAGTTCGTTTTTACAAACGATTGACGACTCTACCTCGACCATCAAGGGTCACTTTAAAATATCAAAGCAGTCAAATCCTGCTGTCTTTTTTCTTTATGAAATTGATTCGGTAATAGATGAGACCGATCACTTTAATGTTAACTGTTCATACCTTGCGGGAAGTGGAACTCTTACTGACGGAGATGACGTATACATTACCTTTGCTCGCACTGGAGATGCAGGTGACCAGGGACCTACTGGTCAAACAGGGGCAACTGGTGCAACTGGTGAAACTGGTGCAACTGGTGAAACTGGTGCAGGCGAAACTGGTGCTACTGGTCCAACTGGAGCAACTGGTGTAACAGGCGCTGGAGTAACTGGTGCTACAGGACCGACTGGCATCGGAGATTTACTTTACCTAGCGGCAACTTACCGTTAAACTAACAGAAAAGGAAAAATAAAAAATGGCAGCAGCACCAAATTTTGCCGCGACTGTTCGCGTCTCGGCAGCTAATATTGCAACAGCCGACACTTCGCGTACCTCACCTACCAACGTAGGTACCGTGTTCACCGCAGGAGCAAGCGGCTCACGCATCGACGAGATCAACATCGTCTCGACGGGAACTACAACCGCGGGAGTAGTACGTCTATGGGTATACACTGGTTCAACATACTATTTACTTCAAGAAGTTATGGTGACTGCTGTTACTCCATCTACTACTCAAGCTGTGTTTTCATCCACATCTACCTATAATAATTTTATGTTACCTTCTGGGCATTCACTTAGAGCAACAACTAATAATTCAGAATCTTTTAACGTTATAGCTTTTGGTGGAGACTTTTAATCTATAAAGGAGTCTTTTAATGAATTATGGTAGGGAAGATGGATTTAATAATAACACCGAAATAGTTAACGGTGAGTATAACCCTACAACTTTACAGAATGAAAGACAAGGTTATTTACGCTTTTTTCTTAAAGGATTTGAACCCGAGGATTTTTCATTGTCTTCTGTTGATGAGTCATATACTTTTAGTAAAAGATCAAGTAAGTCTTCTGTAGCAACAGGCCAGCTTTGGGCTAGAGAAACAATAAGTAAGACTCAAGTACTATCTTCTGTTACATATGGAAACGGAGTGTGGGTAGCTGGTGGGGGACAAGGAAGTTTATTCATATCAACTAACGGTGGGACAGTATGGAATGTTCCATCATCTTATACTTCTACCGCTAATAACATTAATACACTTTCATATGGAAATGGCGTTTTTGTAGCGGCAGGTGCTTCTGGATTCTTTAGAGTATCAACTGTAGAGACTACATGGAGTGCAATTGGAACTAATACTTCTTCAGGTATTCATGCAGTCGCGTATGGAAATGGTGTGTGGGTAGCGACAGGTGTACTTGGAATACTGTTACGCTCAGATAATTTATACACATGGAGTCAACCAACTACTTCAAATACAAGTACTTTAAACTCTATTTTTTACGGTAATGGTATCTGGGTTGCAGGAGGTAATAGTGGAGCAGTAAGAACATCTACTGATAGTGGTGTGACGTGGAGAGGATACGGATCTAACTTTGGCACAACTGCCATAACTTCAATTGCATACGGAAACGGCACGTGGGTCGCGGTGGGTGCAAGTGGAACGTTAAGAACGTCTACTGATGCACTAACATGGAACACGCAAACTTCACAGTTTGGTTCAACTACTATTTTCTCGGTTGCATATGGAAATGGAATTTTTGCTGCGGTAGGAAGCGCAGGAACGTTAAGAACGTCTACTGATGCAATAAACTGGAACACGCAAACGTCACAGTTTGGTTCAACTTTAATTCAATCCATTGCATATGGAAATGGAATTTTTGCTGCGGTAGGAAGCGCAGGAACGTTAAGAACGTCTACTGATGCACTAACATGGAACACGCAAACTTCACAGTTTGGTGCAACTGCTATTGCAGCCGTTGCGTACGGCAACGGTGTCTGGGTTGCAGGAGGAAGCGCAGGAACGTTAAGAACGTCTACTGATGCAATAAACTGGAACACGCAAACGTCACAGTTTGGTTCAAGCGGTATCATTTCAATTGCGTATGGTAATGGAATTTTTGTTGCGGCGGGAGACGGAGGTACAATTTCATCATCAACTAACCCAGGCGTAGTGTGGGTTTCATCTAACTCTTTTTCTACAACTACTTTTACATCTATTACGTATGGAAATGGAACTTTTGCTGTGCTAGGAGGCTCCGCTCCATCTATGCGCACATCTACAAACGCTGTTACCTGGGTTTCAACGATGCCTCCGATAAAACTTTCAGGTTCAAGTGGTTTACAATCAATTGCATATGGAAATGGACTGTGGGTTGTAGGTGGAACTTCAGGTGTTATGGCTATATCAACTGGAAATCTTGTAAAATGGAAAGAACTTGGTTCTGGCTCATCTACTATTCATTCAGTTGCGTATGGAAATGGCGTGTGGATAGCAGGGTACAGTGCCGGAGCTCTGCGGACCTCAACAGATAGTGCACAAAACTGGAATTTAGTTGGAGTAGATAGAACAGGTATATGTAGTATTGCATATGGAAATGGAGTTTGGCTAGTTTCACATGCAGGCACAGGTGATAGACAATACGTTATATCAACAGACAACGGTGCTACTTGGACTGATACGCAAAGTGCTGGATTAAATGGGCAGCAAGCTATTCAATTAAGTTTTGGTAATGGAACTTTTGTTGCTGCAATTACGGGTGGAGTGATACAAGCGTCAACTGATGATGGTACTACTTGGAGAAATAACGGAACCATAGACTTAGGCTCGTCTGCAGCTTTATCCGCTGTTGCATACGGTAGCGGCACGTGGGTAGCTGGAACTTCAAGTGCCTTAATATCGTCAAGTGATTCAATTTACTGGCAAAGAAGACATAATCCAAGTGGAGTAACATATTCTGCCTTTGGAAACAGCGTCTGGGTGGCAACTTCAGGAACTTCAATAAGAACCTCTGTTGATGGAATTTCATGGACACTGCAGACCTCTAACTTTGGTTCAAGTACTATATGTGCGGTTGCGTATGGGAATGGCACGTGGACAGCGGTAGGCGCAGGTGGAACACTGCGGACCTCAACGGATAACGGTGTGATCTGGAATACACAAACTTCACAGTTTGGAACAACTGGAATCAACGCTATTGCATATGGAAACGGCACTTGGGTAGCTGGAGGACAAGCAGGAACGTTAAGAACTTCAACAAACGGCGGTGTGACCTGGAACACGCAGACGTCAACGTTTGGAACCAGTGCGATTAGCTCGGTTGCATATGGAAATGGTGTCTTTATAGCAGGAGGAGCAGGAGGAGCGATAAGAACTTCACCTGATGGTGTTACGTGGACCACGCGTACTTCTAATACTACAACTGCAATCCAGTCAGTCGCGTACGGCAACGGCACGTGGGCAGCTGGAGGAAATGGAGGAATGATAAGAACATCAACGGATAACGGTGTGACGTGGACAACACAGACTGGTTTTGGTACAAGTGTGATTAGCTCTATCGGATATGGTAACGGTTTATTCGTAGCTGCTGGACCTAGTGGTATGATGAGAACGTCAACGGATAACGGTGTGACGTGGTATCAATATGGACCTAACTTTGGCACATCAGCTGTCCAGTCAGTCGCGTACGGCAACGGTGTCTGGGTAGCTGGAGGTGCGAGTGGAACGTTAAGAACTTCAACTGACGCGCTTAACTGGAATACGCAAACGTCACAATTTGGTTCAAGTGGGATTAGCTCGGTTGCATATGGAAATGGAATTTTTGTTGCGGTGGGTATAGGTGGAGCGATAAGAACTTCACCTGATGGTGTTACGTGGACCACGCGTACTTCTAATACTACAAGTAGTTTGGATAAAGTTGCCTATGGTAATAACACATGGGTAGCAGGAGGATTTACCAGTGGTGGAACTAACAGCATAAGAACATCAACGGATAACGGTGTTACGTGGACTACGCAGGCATCTAACTACGGTGCTAACAATATTAACTCTTTACTTTATGGTAATGGAATATTTTTTCTTGCTGCGTCTAGTGGAAATTATAGAACTTCTACTGATGGACTAACATGGGTTACCAGAACATCTCCATTAGGTAGTAGCACCATAACAGCATCTGCTTATGGAAATGGTATATTTATAATTTCTGCTAACTTTGCAACGCGAATTTCAAGTAACGCTATAGACTGGTACACTCATGGTTCAAATTTTTCTTCTTCTCCTAGTACATGCGTTGTATCTTATGGTAATGGAATATTTTTAGCTGGTAACAGCTCTGGTCAACTTTTTTCTTCTACTGACTCAATTTTTTGGACCACACGAACTTCTAACTTTGGATCAAGTGGAATTAGTGCTGTTGCGTATGCAAACGGAACGTGGGTCTTGGGAGGCGCGGGGGGAACGCTGCGGACCTCAACTGATAATGCGATAACATGGAATACGCAAACTTCACAGTTTGGTGGAGCTGTAATCCAGTCAATTACTTATAGTAATGGAATTTGGGTTGCTGGAGGTGCGAGTGGAACGTTAAGAACTTCAACTGACGCGCTTAACTGGAATACGCAAACTTCACAGTTTGGAACCAGTGCGATTAGCTCGGTTGCATATGGAAATGGAATTTTTGCTGCAGCAGGTGCGGGTGGAGCGTTAAGAACATCTACTGATGCACTCAATTGGTATGCTTATGGAATTCAATTTGGATCTTCTACTATTCAGTCTTCTGCCTACGGCAATGGAGTGTACGTAGCAGCTGGTGATGGTGGAACTTTAAAAACTTCAACTGATCTAATAGTCTGGACGCAACAAACATCACAGTTTGGATCTAGTATAATTCGCTCTGTTGCATATGGTAACGGCACGTGGACAGCGGTAGGCGCAGGTGGAACACTGCGGACCTCAACGAATAACGGTGTGACGTGGAATACGCAGACGTCAACGTTTGGAACCAGTGATATTCGCTCTATTGCATATGGAAATGGCGTGTGGATAGCAGGAGGAGATACATTTGGTACAATTAGTATTTCAAGTGATGCAGTTAATTGGACAACTAGAGAATCAGGATTTAAAAATGGTAAAGTTCAATCAGTTGCCTATGGAGATGGCTTATGGACAATTGTAAGTAGTGCTGAGCCTGTCAATAAGATAAGAACATCAACGGATAACGGTGTGACATGGAATACACAACATTATACTGGCTCAAGCAGCTTTAACGCAGTTGCCTATGGAAATAATACATGGGTAGCACTTACTCAAGGGCACTTGTACAGATCTGACTTATTAGTGGGCTATAATCAACCTATAGACCCAAATCTATCTATTGTTGGATGGACACAATGAATAAAAATATAAGAAAAAACTACTATGATACAGGTGAAATAGTATTTGGTATTGACTCACCAGGAAGTTCATGGGTAAAACTTGATGGAAGCGTAGTTAAAGTTGATAGTAATTTTTCTAATAAACTTTCTAATTCTTCTTTAGCAAATTTAAAATTTTTAAATGATGGAAGTGGACTAAATATATGTGCGGTTGCGTACGGCAACGGTGTCTGGGTAGCTGGAGGTGCATCAGGAGTACTGCGTACGTCAACAGATGAACTTAACTGGAATACGCAAACTTCACAGTTTGGTTCAAGTACTATTTTTTCAATTGCTTATGGAAATGGAACTTTCGTTGCTGTAGGCGCGGGTACAGCTTTAAGAACATCAGAAAATGGTATTACATGGACTACGCGAACTTCTACATTTTTTACAGCCATATGTGCTGTTGCGTATGGTAATGGCGCGTGGATTGCTGTCGGTAGTTCAGCAAGTGTAAGAACATCAACGGATAACGGTGTGACGTGGACAACACAGACATCTAATTACAGCGCAACTATATGCTCTGTTGCCTACGGAAACGGCACGTGGGTTTTTGGAGGTGTAGGTGGAGGATTACGTACCTCAACTGATAACGGTGTGACGTGGAACACGCAAACAACTTTAAACTATTTAGTAACAGGAATTTCTAAAATAGCGTATGGAAATGGAATTTGGGCAGTAGCTTCAATTAACGCAGATGATACTATACAAACTTCTACTAACCTTATAAACTGGTCTATCCCAAAAACGTATACATCAGGACAAATAGCCAGTTATGCTTTAACATACGCAGATAATAAGTGGTTATTAGGAGGAATAAACAGTCAAGGAATTATGATTTCTACGGATGCACTTAACTGGAATACGCAGATATCATTAAATAATATAAATTCGATAGTTTACGATGCAGCTTATGGTAATAATGCATGGGTTGTAGTTGGACTGGGCGTAATTGCAACAACAAAAATATTAACTACTTTTAAAACACCTAATACATATCTCGGTAATGGTGTATATGGATGGATGAAAATAAAATGAATAATCAAGATTCTAAAAAAGAAGTAGTGTACAAGACTGGTAGTGTTATATATAGAAAAAGTTCATTAGGTTCACCAGGACCAGGCTGGTTAAATTTAAGTACTACTCAAACTATTAACTCAAATTCTAGACTTGGTAAAATAATTCCTTATTACTCTACTTGGTCTTCAGTTAATCATACTATTGGCTTAAGTATTATTAATTCTGTTGCTTATGGTAATGGGACATATATAGCAGCAGGTGCAGGAGGAGCGCTAAGGACCTCAACGGATAACGGTGTGACGTGGAATACGCAAACTTCACAGTTCGGTGCAAATGGAATTTGTTCTGCTGCATATGGTAATGGAGCTTGGCTTTTGGTGGGAGACGGAGGAAATGCAAAAACATCACTAGATAATGCGGTAAACTGGATTAATTACGGAGTTAATTTTGGTTCAAGTACTATTTTTTCAACTGCCTATGGTAATGGAATTTATGTTGCGGTAGGCGCAGGAGGAGCGCTAAGGACCTCAACGGATAACGGTGTGACGTGGAATACGCAAACTTCACAGTTCGGTGGAACTTCAATTTCTTCAGTTGCCTATGGTAATGGAGTTTTTGTAGTGGGAGGAGACTCGGCGGTATTAAGAACGTCTACTGATGCAATAAACTGGAACACGCAAACGTCACAGTTTGGAACAACTGGAATTCGTGCTATCACGTATGGAAACGGCACGTGGGTAGCTGGAGGACAAGCAGGAACGTTAAGAACTTCAACAAACATAACTGTTTGGAACGCTCATGGAAATCAGTTTGGTGCAACTGCCATATCTGCGGTTGCGTACGGCAACGGTGTCTGGGTAGCTGGAGGTGCGAGTGGAACGTTAAGAACTTCAACTGACGCGCTTAACTGGAATACGCAGACGTCACAATTTGGTTCAAGTATTATTTATGCAGTCGCGTATGGAAATGGAGTATGGGTTGTAGGAGGCGCAGGGGGAACGCTGCGGACCTCAACTGACACGCTTAACTGGAATACGCAAACTTCACAGTTTGGAACTAGTATAATTAGTGCAATTGCGTATGGCAACGGCACGTGGGTAGCGGTGGGTGCGGGTGGAGCGTTAAGAAATTCAACGAATAACGGTGTGACGTGGAATACGCAGACGTCAACGTTTGGAACCAGTGATATTCGCTCTGTTGCATATGGTAATGGTGTCTTTGTAGTGGGAGGAGCAGGAGGAGCGATAAGAACTTCAACGAATAACGGTGTTACGTGGACCACGCGTACTTCTAATACTACAAGTAGTTTAAACGCCGTTTCTTATGGTAATGGTGTCTTTATAGCGACAGGAGCAGGAGGAGCGATAAGAACTTCACCTGATGGTGTTACGTGGACCACGCGTACTTCTAATACTACAAGTAGTTTAAACGCCGTTTCTTATGGTAATGGTGTGTGGACTGCAGCGTCTTTTTCTGGAGGACTACGGACCTCAACTGATAACGGTGTAACATGGAATACTCAGACTCCTAACTTTGGTACAAGTGATATTCTTGGTGTTGCGTACGGAAATGGAACTTGGTTACTTGGAGGAAGTGGTGGAACTACAAGAACATCAACTAACAATGCTATAACTTGGATAGGATACGGTACTAATTTTGGAAGTACTCTTACTATCGATGCAGTTGGGTATGGAGGTGGTGTGTGGGTAGCGACAGGATTTGCAGGAACACTGCGGACCTCAACTGACACGCTTAACTGGAATACGCAAACTTCAGAGTTTGGCGGTTCAAGTGGAATTAGTGCTGTTGCGTATGGTAACGGCACGTGGGTTGCGGGAGGAAGCGCAGGAACGTTAAGAACTTCAACAAACGGCGGTGTGACCTGGAACACGCAAACGTCACAGTTTGGAACAAGTTCGATCGTAGCCGTTGCGTATGCAAACGGAACGTGGGTCTTGGGAGGCGCGGGGGGAACGCTGCGGACCTCAACTGACACTATAAACTGGAATACACAAACTTCAGAGTTTGGAACAAGTGGGATTAACTCGGTTGCATATGGAAATGGAATTTTTGTTGCGGCAGGTGCGAGTGGAAAACTGCGCTCCTCAACTGACACTATAAACTGGAGATCTTATGGACCTAACTTTGGCACATCAGCTGTCCAGTCAGTCGCGTATGGAAATGGAGTATGGGTTGCTGTAGGAATACAAGGTATGCTGCACTCCTCGACTGACGCGCTTAACTGGAATACGCAGACGTCACAATTTGGTTCAAGTACTATATGTGCAGTTGCTTATGGAAATGGAACTTTCATTGCGGTGGGTGCTAGTGGAACGTTAAGAACTTCAACTGACGCGCTTAACTGGAATACGCAAACTTCACAGTTTGGAACCAGTGCGATTAGCTCGGTTGCATATGGAAATGGTGTGTGGGCCGCAGGAGGTGCAGGAGGAGCGCTAAGGACCTCAACGGATAACGGTGTGACGTGGAACACGCAAAACTCTAACATTCCTATAACGTTAGGTATTTCTTCAATAGCCTACGGAGATGGAATATTTATTTTGGTAAGCTTAAATGGAGGAGTAAGAACGTCTTTAGATGGAATAAACTGGACAACACAGGTATACTCGTACGCAGGCGCGGACACACTTGAGCCTGTTTCTAGGGTAGCGTATGGGAATAACTCTTGGATTATCGCAGGAGGATCAAACCAGTCACTTTACATGGCTAAAAACAGCAAATCTATCCCTAAAACTTACCATGTACTTACTCCTATAGAGGCTCCAGTAGGATACACTCCTTGGATTAAAACCTAATATTATGATATTTAGCATAGTTTATGATACTATATCTACATGCTAAAATTGGACACTATACGTAGTACAACTTTGTTTGTCGCGACACCGTGCTACGGTGGACTAGTAAATGAAAAATACGTACAGTCCTTACTTCAACTAGTTTCTAAGTCAGCACAGTATGGAATGAAGTTAGGATACTTTACACGCTCTAATGAAAGTTTAATCACAAGAGCAAGAAATGATCTTGTTTTTACTTTTCTACAAACTCCAGCAACCCACCTAATGTTTATTGATGCTGATATAAACTTTAATCCAGACGATGTATTTAAGATGATTAGCATGAATAAAGACGTTATTACTGGAGCGTATCCTACAAAAATGATAGATTGGCAAAAAATGGCTAGCTCTGCGTCAAATGATGTTAAAACGCTACAGTCTAATGCAATTCGCTATTCTTCAGGTGTAAATAAGTTAACTAGTACTTCTAGCACAACTGAAAATGGATTATTAGAAATATATGATGGTGCTACTGGTTTTATGCTTATTAAAAGACCAGTTATAGAAAAACTTATAAAAAGTTATCCTGAAACACGCTATATTCCAGAGGTTTATGATGAAGAGTCTCAGAAAGGAATGTCAAAATACGCTATTTTTGATACCATGATTGATAATGGAAGGTATCTCAGCGAGGACTACACGTTTTGTCGTCGTTGGCAAAATATTGGTGGAAAAGTATACGTTGACCCAACAATAGTCTTAGACCATGTAGGAACTTACACTTTTAAAGGTGGAAATATATCGGAGGATAACTAAATTTATGGACACACAAATACCTCATTTTAATGTACTTATAGCCACACCTGGGCACTCAATGCAACAAGCTTATGTGCGTAGTCTTGCAAAAACTATTTACTTTTTTGATCAAAACCAAATTACTTGGAATTTTTTAACTGAGTACTCATCTTTAGTTGCTGACGCAAGAGAGAAAACTATCGGAGGACTAGGGTATCAAGATCCTAATGACTCTCGTCCAGGCCATGGATTATATAGTTACGATCGAATACTTTGGATCGACTCCGACATCGAGTGGGAACCAGAGGACGTACATAAGTTACTTAGTAATGACGTTGAAGTTGTTTCTGGCTGTTACATGCTTGCAAATGAAGAAGTGACAGTGTACCCAAAGGTTTTACGTGGAGGGATGACAAAAGAAGAAATAATGTCAAGAAAAAAACCTTTTGCTGTAAGAGGAGTTGGTTTTGGATTTTTAGCTGTAAAACAAGGTATATTTGAAAAAATAAAGCGTCCTTGGTTTTCACAAACGGAAGTAGAAGTAATAAATGAAGAAACTGGTGCTGTAGAGTATAAATTTCCTTTAATGGGAGAAGATCTTTCCTGGTGTGAAAAAGTTCACAGGATGGGAGTTACTATATGGGTAGATCCACTTGTTAGAGTAAATCATCACAAGCAAGTTAAAATTGAGTGGCCAAAGTAGCACTAAAGTTATTTTAAGTAAATAATAAATACTAAAGTTTAGAGAGGAAACTAGATGATTGACCCTAAAGGTGGAGAAGATATTATGCTAGAAAACCTAGCAAAATATGTTGATCTTGATAAGTATAATGTAAACATCATTAATTCTAAGTGTTATAGAGATTTAGTTGATATGGATAAGCGCAATATCTTATGGCAGCATATCCCCGCGAATCAAAGTGTTGTTCAAGGAATTAAAGATAAATATTTTAATAGATTAATAGATGCATATGTGTATGTCTCACACTGGCAGCATGAAAAATTTCGTTATATTCATCAAATTCATCTAGAAAATGCGTATGTAGTTAGAAATGCAATAGAATCAATTAGTTATGTAGAAAAGCCAAAAGAAAAAATAAAACTTATATATACTTCTATGCCATATCGTGGTTTAGATGTTTTACTTGACTCTTTTGAGCTTTTAAACAGAGATGATATAGAATTAGATATTTATTCTTCTACTCAGATATATGGCCAAGAATATGTAGAGTATGAAGGTAATAAATATGAGCAACTTTTTGATCGCGCTCGCAGTATGAAAAATGTTAACTATATCGGATATGCTCCACATAAAGATGTTATCTTAGCTCTTCAAAAAGCTCATATCTTTGCTTATCCTTGTATTTTTGAAGAGACAGCCTGTCTTTCCATGATAGAAGCAGGCGCAGCTGGATGTAACTTAGTTACAACAAACATTGGAGGATTACCAGAAACAGGTTCTATATATGCAAAGCTAGTTCCAATTCAAGCAGATGCCAAAATTCTTATTGCAAATTACGCCAAGGCACTAGAAGAGACTATAAATAATTATTGGTCACTTGAAAATCAAGAATTTATTAAAGAGCAATCTGATTTTTTTAATAAACACTATAGCTGGGAAACTAGAAAATATGAGTGGATTAAGATATTAGAATCTCTTCCAGATCAGGTTAAATAATGCCTTCTTCACACCCAGAAAATAAAAGTTGGCTGCTTAAGAAAATTAAGCAGATTAAACCTAAAAATATTTTAGACGTTGGTGCTGGAGAAGGAACTTATGGAGAATTTATAAAATCATTTATAAATTCTAACATTGTTATTGATGCAATAGAAGTTTGGCAACCATATATAGATCATTTTAATTTAAAATCAATATATGATAATGTTTATCAAAAAGACGTAAGAGTATACGATAATTTTGATTATGATATAGTAATTTTTGGTGATGTTTTAGAGCACATGTCAGCAAATGATGCTATTCAACTTTGGAATAGATGTTCTAAACAAGCAAAGTACGCGATAATATCTATACCTATAACTCATATGCCACAAGGGGCTTTCAATAATAATCCATATGAGATTCATGTGGAAGAAGACTGGAACTCTGAGCTAGTCTTAGAAAAGTTTCATAGTATTATTGACTATAAACTTTTTCAATTTACAGGAGCATTTATCGCAAAGTTTACTGGTAATTAGTTCTATGTTATTAACTAATAGTTTAGGTAAAATACATGAAAAAACACATTAATGTTCTTATTGCAACTCCAGGAAGATCAATGGAGGCAGAGTATGTAAAAAGTTTAATTTCAACAATAACTTATCTTAAAGACGTTGGAATTAGCTATTTATTTTTAAATGAGTACTCTTCTGCTGTAAGTACTGCTAGAGAAGCTACAGCAATGGGTTCTAAATTTTTAGACGCATTTAATCAATCTCCAGTTAGAGGAGAAGTTACATATGATAAATTCTTTTGGATAGATTCTGATATATCTTGGACTATAGCTGATTTTATGAATATGTATAGTTCAGATAAAGATATAGTTTCAGGAATATATATAGATCAATTTGGTACTCCTATGTTTGCAATAGACACTCCTGCAGGACAAGAAATTTCTGCTTATAAAATTATTACAGAACAAGAATATCGTGAGATATCATCTGCTGGATTTGGGTTTATTTGTGTAAAACAAGGTGTTTTTGAAAATATAAAAAGACCTTGGTTTGAGACTCATTTTTCAAAAATACATGGTAGTAACGGAGAAGAGTTTTTAGTCCCACTTGCTGAAGATTTTTCTTGGTGCAGAAAGGCTCAAGAAGCTGGATATAAAATATTTTTAGATCCTAGAGTTCAAGTTGCTCATCATAAGAAAGTAATGATATTCCCAAAAGATCTTATACGCAATCCAGAATTATAGACATTTATAAATTTATCATGATAAATTAGGCTTATGATTAAAGTTGCCGCATACGCTATTGCCCTGAACGAGGAGAAGCACGCTCAGCGTTGGGCAGACACCACTAAAGATGCAGACTTTAGATTAGTCTGTGACACAGGCTCTACAGATAAAACAGTAGAGATATTAAGAAGCAATGGGATTATTGTCTATGAAATAAGTGTAAAGCCTTGGAGATTTGATGTTGCAAGAAATACTGCTCAGAGTTTATTACCAGCAGATATAGATGTGTGTCTAAGTTTAGATTTAGATGAAACAGTAGATAAAGACTTTTTTAAAAAAGTAAAAGAGCACTGGGCGCCAGGGGCTAACAAAGGTTGGTGTGATTTTGACACTGGTCATACTTGGCTAGGTGCTCGCTTGCACGCTAGAGATGGTGTGTATTGGAAATATCCTATTCATGAAGTATTTGTTCCTTCCCTTGATACACCTTTGATGAGTTGCACTATTCCTACCAAGATGTACCACAAACCAGATAATACAAAATCTCGCGGGCAATATATGACAATGTTAATTGCTGCAAGTAAAGAGTTTGGTGAAGACCATCGAATTTGGGTATATCTGTGTCGTGAATATTACTATTACAAGATGTGGGATTTAGTAATTAGTAGCGCTCAAAAAGTTAGTGATTTTAGTAAAGACTGGTTCGTGGAACGTGCAGCAGTATGTAGATTTGCATCTGAAGCATGCAGAAATTTAGGAAGACTTGAAGAAGCACACACGTGGGCAGATAAAGCAATTTCTATCGACCCATGCGGTGAGGCGTATTATGAAAAAGTACGTTGCTACTATGAACAAAGTGATTGGGGTGGGGTGTGGGAAACTTGCAAACTAGTTGCTACATGCCAACCAACTAATCACTACCTATCATCTGAAGCTCTATGGAATTGGATGCTAGATGATATGAGAGCGCTATCTGCTCATTACCTAGGTGATAAAGCAAAGGCAGTAGAGTATGGAGAAAAAGCACTTATAGGAAATCCAACGGATGCCAGATTAATAAATAATATGGTTTTTTATAAGCAAGGTATCTAATGACTCAGCCAAATGTATTTTTAGCCCTTCTTGTAAAACAAAAAGAAGCCGTTCTTCCATTATTTCTAGAAAGTCTCAACAACTGGGACTACCCTAAAGAAAACATATTTATCTACATCAGAACTAATAACAACACAGATAACACAAAAGGGCTTTTAGAAGAGTGGATAGAAGAGTACGGTGATAAATATAAAGGGCTAATCTACAACAGCGAAGATGTTCCACAAAAAGTAGAGCAGTACGATGTTCATTTCTGGAATGGTGAAAGGTTTAGAGTCTTAGGAAAAATTCGTCAAGAGAGTATGAACCAAGCCTTACTCACAGATTGTGAATACTACTTTGTAGTAGATATAGATAACTTTTTGTTCCCAGAAACACTCAAAGAATTAGTCAAACTAGACCTACCTATAGTTGCCCCATTTTTAAGATACGCGGTTGCTTTCGGTGAAAATGCTGATACTCCTGTAGAGGCTGCTAAGCGAGAAGGTCACATGAGTATGTATTACTCAAACTATCATGACAAGGTAGATGACTTTGGTTCAATTATTGCAGAAGATGTTTACTACAAAATTTTAAATCAAGAGGTAAAAGGACTAATTGAGTGCATGTGCGTTCACTGCACCTACCTAATTAAAAGAGAGCATCTCTCTGAACTTACTTACCTAGAGGAGTCAGACCGCTGGGAGTACATGGTTTTTTCTAACTCTGCCAGAGACAAAGGGATACCTCAGTACATAGACAATAGAACTATATATGGCGTACTCACATTAAGTGAAAATCTTGGGGCCTCTAGATGGTGGTTTAACTATCTAAAAGATGAAAAAAATAGAACAGAAAAATATAAATCTATTATTAATTTTAGTTAAGAGTTACAGTACGTTTTGGTTTCCAACCAACCCTTTCAAACTCTAAAAGAGTAGTTACATCTAAATTAAATGGGCTCAGCGACAAATCTAGGCATCTATAGTCACCATTATTAATATCTCTATTAACTAAATCTGCCGAGGCAAAATCATTAGTTACTAAAGAAAATTTTGAAGACTTAATAATTTTTACAAGTATGTCAATCACATCTTTATTACATAAATGCTGCAGAACATCTTTGCATATTATTAAATCTACTTTTGGTATTTCATAAGTAGTTATGTCATGACTAATAAACTCTACGTTAGAAGCAGAGTAAGAATTATTGTTAGACTCTATGACAGACTCTACAACATCTACACCTAGGTATGAAACAGATGATAAATCAAGAAACTTAGAGAACTGCCAGTCCCCACATCCAAGGTCAAGCACAGTTTTTATTTCAGGTTTATTAATATATTTTTGTAAAACATCTACATACTCTTTTACATTTTCTATCTTAGAGCCAGCTCCAGAGCCCCCATGCCAGAGGTCTTCTTTGTAAATTTTAGAAAATACCTCTTTGTTATTCATTTTACATAAGCCTATCTGTCCATGTTTTCGGGGTTTTGTCGGTAACAAACTCTAGAGGCAGGTGATAATTAAACTCCCTAGCGCCTTTAGACTTAATCCAATTTACTAATTCTACTAACCCAGAGTCTAACGAAGTAGTAGTTTTGTAATTTAAAAGCTCTCTTGCAAGATTGGCTGAACAATTAGCGTGAAAGACTTCTTGAGGCCTTCCTGGCATATAAATTGACTCTAACTTAAAATCAAGAATTATTGATAGTTTATAGGCCAACTCATTTATAGTAATAAACTCTTCATCTGGACCTATATTAATAGTTCTCCCATGAGCAACATCGGTCTCACATGCAATCATTAGAGGGTCAATGACATCTTGCATAAATGAAAAGCATCTTTTTTGCTCGCCATTTCCATAGATAATAGGTTGCTTGCCTTGAAGCATTCTATTTATCATAATCGAGGCTACGTTTCTGTAAGGGTCATCAAATTTTTGCCTAGGGCCAATAATGTTGTGTGGAACCAGTATTACGTAATTAAGCCCGTGAGTATCTGCAATATTTTTTATCATAAGTTCAGCCGCATATTTTGCAATCCCATACGGATCCTGAGGCTTAGGAGTCATTGACTCAACGAATGGAACTACATCTTGAGTCCCATATCTTGCCATAGAAGATAGGTGAACAATTTTTTTAACATTTGCCTTTACACAAGCACTCATTATGTTTGTAGTTATCTGCATAGTGTTTCTGACAACTAGAGAGGGGGAAAATACGGAAAGTCCTTCATAGGCAGTACACGCACTGTGCACTACCAAATCTACATCTTTAAAAAGTGGCTGAATCAGTTCTAAATTATCTAAATCTAAATTATTAAAGTCAACACCTGATGGAACGTTTTCTTTATAGCCACCTAATAAATTATCTATTCCTACAACCTCGTAGCCTTTAGCAAGAAAAGAATCTGCTAAGTGACTTCCCATAAATCCTGCTACACCAGTTATTAGAACCTTCATTTATTAATCGCCTCTTTTAATTTTGTAATATCACTTTGAAAATTTGTCATTTTATATCTAGCCAAAGCGTTTCTATCTCGCTCATACATCCAAGGAGAGTTTATTGCATCATATAAATCATCAACAGGTGCTTTACGAACAGCGTAGTGGTGATGCTCTAAAATAACTTCAGGGCAATACCTTAATGTTCCCATAAAATCACCTAATAGTTTCCAAAAATTATCTATATATAAGTGTAGTAACTCGGGAGGGGCTAAATATCCAAGAGTTTTTACAATATTTGAATCAAAACAAGTTCCATTGCTAGGCAAACGAGCACTCTGAGCCAAATCATCTGGGTACGAAATACCCATAGGCACATCTTTTATTGCATTAATAAGGTTTTCATCCCACTTAGGTGTCATCACAGTTGTGTCATCGGCTGCCCAGAGAATGTAGTCATAATCATTCATATATTTATTTGCCATACGATTTAGTTTTTCGTTTACACCTAATTGCTCTGGTTTAGGTCCTATCTCGTACTGAACACCACTCATTCTTGGGTATAAAGCATGATCGTCTTCATCTAAACAAGCAATTATGTCCGAGACCGTTGAGTGCTGTCTTAAAGACTCCACTGCTCTAACAAACCTTTTAGGGCGAGTTCTAGATGGAACTAGTATCACCGAGCGAGTCATGTATAAATTTTAACACGGAATACATAAAAATAGGGACTACTCTCTATAAGTAGTCCCTATCTTTAGAGTAAATTACTTAGATATGCCCTCACCCTTAATGACTGTTTCTTGTCCTGTAGCAAGATCACGGACTACAAGCGAAACGGTGTAATCACGACCTTCTCCAAGAGATCCAACATTTAGAGTCTGAGCAGAGCCATCTGTTCCAATTGCAGTAGTTGAGCCAGATTTATTATCACGAACAATAAGAGTTGCCCAAGATTTACTTGCATCAAAGTTTGGAACTGCAGGCATTGCAATAGCCACAGATAAAGCACCTGAAGAATCTACAACTCGAGAAGAGATAGATGGAGCAGTAATGGTTGCTCTATCTGTGGTGTCACTTCTGGCTGGAGTTGGTGCTGGAGCAGTTGAAGCAACAGTTGCAACTACAGGGTTTGATATTACAGTTTCAGTATTTGTCAAAGTATCTCGGATTACAGTTTTTACTGTGACATTTTGGTCTTGAGGCAGGTCATTAATAGTTACGGTGTTTTGCCCCTGCATTAGACCAACAGAGGTAGTTGAGCGACCATCTGTAACTGTGTAAACAGAAACAACTGATGTAGATGGCAAGTCTTGGATACCAGCAACATCAACAGTCATTGAGACCGAGTTGTCCGCATTAAGTACCTGAGTTGTAACTACAGGTGAGTTTGCTTGCGCTACAGCAGGACCAGTTGGCTCCGTAGGCAGTGTTACAGGAGATAGTTGGGTAATTCCATATGTAGGGGTAACCTTTACATCAGGTGCAACATAAACAGAAACAATCGACCCCTGAGTAATTGGCTTAAGTCTGGTCACACCATTTGAATCAACATACTTAACGCCAGCACTAGCAGGAAGTTTTACAATAATTCCGTATGAGTCGATAACTCTATTTGGTGAGTAGCCATCCCATGTCACAATGCGGTCAACAACGCCATCGACAATAACTGCATACTTTGCCTTAGGAGTTGGACCATCTGTAAGACCAGACATCTGCGGTGTTGATGTGATTGCATCTAAAGTAATTGCAAAGTAACCATCTGCTCTTGTCTGAAGCAAATCTTCTGAGTTCATTCGAGATACTGTGCTTTGCGCATCTGTATCTGCTACCCAGCCAGCAAATGCTGGACTACCAATAAGTGTTAGCGCTACCGCTAAACCTAATATACGTACTTTATTCTTTAACACACTATCTCCTAGTCATTTTGTCTCTTGAGAGGCAATACTAGTAGGTGTGTCAAAAAATAGCAAGTGGGCTATGAAACTGCTTTTTTACGCTTGTTTTTCTTCTTTAGTTTCTCTTTTTTCTTCTCTAATTTGGCTGCTTTATCGATTTTTTCAGCCTTGTACGCCTCTACCGCGTTGGCGCTAGTTCTACTTCTCCAAGCAAAGCCACACTCGGTACAGGTAACAATTTTTGCTGTAGTCCATCTTCCAGTTGTTGATAGTTTTTCTACAGATGTTTCTAGTTTGCTAGGTCTTGCAGTACAAAATGGACAATTAGGGTATCTACGACGTCGAGTCTCTTCCCCAAGATATGAGACGGAAAGAGTTCTGCGAATTTCAATTTCATCTTTGCCTCCCCATATTCCCCAGATTTGTCTGTGTTCTAAAGCCCACTGTAAACAATCTTTTCTTACAGGACAAGAAAAACATAAATTTTTAGCGTCATATTTTTCAGAGAAATCTTTAGAGAAGAACCAATCTAAATATTTTTTATTGGCTGGTTTAGCGCATAAAGACTCGCTTTGCCATTTAAGGCTTTCTGCTGGTTTCCACATATACTCTATTTTAAACTAAAGTACTATAAATCTACTGACTAAAACACTATATTTACTATATTTCTATCCAAGTAGTTAATTCAATATTTTCGACTATATCACCATACTCAGTCTCAGAATTTTCGTCGCAGACAACGTACTCAAACTCTTCCTCTAGAATGCCACACCAGCCCCTAGTAATTTGACAATTTTCAATTAACTTAAAACTATCTCCTAAAGAATCAGCAACTCCATCTCTTTGAATAGCAGATGCTAGTGCTCTAGAAACAAGATCGTTATCCATATCTACGTGATCTAGTGTGTAGTAAACGGTGGCTTCTGAGTTTTTTTTATCATAGCCAGAACCATTCCACTCACACCAAAGCTCTTCCCCAGGTCTTGTGTCTTTTTTCATTAGTTTTTCTAGGCTCTATTCCTCTTCTGTAGAGTAGAAATTAAACTCAAAGTCTTTGGAAAACTCATCGTTAGTAAAATACACCTCTTCTTGCTTTTTTAACTCGTATATCCCAGCGATAGTTACCGACCCACACATACAGCAGACATCTACAGAGCCAGTGTTTATTATCTCTGGGATATCTACACCAACAAGTTTTACAAGGATGTTGCCATCCTCATTCACACTCTGAGGCTCCCATTTGGAGTGCTCTTCCATCCAGCACAGTTCGCAAAGAGCCATAGGGCTAAGCATTGAACCGTCTTCCATATATAGCCTCTCTCTAGGCATATCTAGTAGGACAATTCTAGTTGTATTTCCCATTCTAGATTTATTTTAAATCTATATTTACAGAAATTTTTTGATGCTTCCTTATATTAGTTCTGTCCTTGGGGCTTAGCCCTCCCCAAAAACCAAATAATTCATTTTTAATGGCCCAGTCAGCGCACTCGGCTTTATGAGTACATCTTTTACATATGGAGTTTGCCATAACATATGTACTCATTGAGTCCACTTTCTTTTCATCTTTATCTTCAGTGTAAAATATCTCTACACCCACTTCTGCGCATAACGGTTCTTCAAATTCCCATGGTCCACGAGACACTTGGCTCTCCTTTTAAAGTTTGGTTATATGGTTATTAACTTACTAACTAATTTTTCTTGCTCTCCAAACTTCCTACTTCATAACCACATGCAGCATAACCAGCAATATCAACCCAAGTGTCAGGTTGGAATCCAGACTTAGAAGCGTACCTAGCCACTTTAAGCCCAACCATCATCATTGCAACATCTTCATTGGTAATATTAATACCTAGAGTTACAGACCAAATTTTTGCTGTTCGTTCAAAATTATCTTCAGGGTCTCCGTACTGTTTGTTTCTTTCCCCCGAAATAATTCTGGCAGCCTCTCGCAACGCTTCAACACGTAAGGTAGTAGTTTCACTAGTTGTCGTTGTTTCTTCTTCATTACCTGATGTCATCTTTTATCCTCGCTATAACTAGAGCATTGTATTTTTTGGGAAGATTTTTATCAGCGGTGCTTTCAACACTTACTTCATAATTAACGTATTTTAGTGGGTCATCAGAGTTTATTGCAAGGTAAGAAGATATCTCTTCTTTAATGTTGTCAATAATTTCTTGGTGGTTATCCCCAGGTACGCAAAACTTATATGTAACTGTTTTCAAGTTACAAGCGCTTTTCTAATTGTTCTGCTCTCAAATGGACTCCGTCTAGAAGAGGAGTTTTATTGTCATCACTTTTAACAATAATATCTCCATAGCGAATGCCTACAACGCGACCTCTTCTTCCATTAAAGTCTTTACCGCTCTTATTATCAAAAGCATCAAACTTTATTCGAACGTAATCTGCCAAGACAATTGAGCCAGGAGTTACTTGAACCCAAGTTTCGCCCTTTTCTTCTTTTACAAGAGCGTGACCTAATGACAACTTAGCAAAGATAGCAATAATATCTTTAGAGTAGTCAACTTTTTCTTCTTTATTTTTTTCTTTTACATCTTCCCATGACTTGAGAAGAGTTAAAACAGAGTCACCAACAATTCTTCTGGTCTTATTTTTTGTCAGTTGCTCTTTCACCCAAGCGATATCTACATCAGCCATTTTTTGTTCCTTTCTTAGTTAGTTTGTTTATTACTTTTGTAACAGTATGTTTCCGATATTCTCTTTTACACTCTCCCACGAGGGTATATTTTGAATATAAGACTCTTTTTGCTTTTTAGATAGTTCAACTCTTTCTATAGGGCTCATCTCCTCTATAGAGTTTGGAAGCATCGACCACTCTGGACCCATACTTGTGGTCAGTCTCCAGTCGGTAATTGCTGGTACCCCAACATATAGTGCCTGAGACAGAGTGGGGAACCACCAAGGGTTTCCAGACTTATAGACTGAAACTAGTGCACCCATAGAGTTAGTTAATCTAGTGAGTATGTCTTTATTGCCTTCCCACTTAGTCGCTCTGTAGTTGACCTGAGGATTAGACAGGGATACAGACACTTTACGATACCAATCAGTCTTAGGGTTATCGATACACCAATAATTTCCATCGGCATAGTTTTGAATCGGGTTATTAATTTCTAAAAGAGCGGCGTCTGGGGACACTAAAAATAATTTTGTTCTATCTACATTAGGTATGTATTTAGTAACTACTTCTTCTTTCGACCAAGGATATGATGGAATAATTGTTTTAGGCCAAGCATTTCCATAAAGTTTCTTAGCGCCCTCTATAACATTTTCATAGTTTTTAGGCTCCTGAGCCAACTTATACTCTCGCTTTTTAGAGTAAAAACTTCCAAAGAAGGATTCAGGTTTTCTGTATATATCTCCTAAACTAAAGTAAAGTTTGTGGGGGTCAATGGTGTCCATAAATAGGGATAGAGTCCCTAAATCACTAGCGTGATTAATTACAGACAGCGCCCCGTATGCCCTATGAGATGCAATACCTGTTGGTTTAGAGATACCTACCAAGACAGAATCATATTGAGATAAATAATCTTTACTCATAGTTACTGAAGGATCTTCCCAAGTAACATCAAAACCTAATTCAGTTAAAGCAATATTAATAATTCCAGCAAATGAAGGATTTTTATCGTTTGTATTTCTGGATGCATGAGAGGCTGTGCATCCTGTAATTAATACCTTCATATAAACCTCTTATATCTAAGATGGTTACTAGATGTTGTTGGTAATTCCCCTGAACAACAACAACATCTAGTAAACTCTATTTTTTATTTAGAACGGGGCAGCAGGAGCGGCAGCAGGTGCTGGCGCTGGAGCAGGTGCTGGTGCAGGTGCTGGTGCTGCTGCAGTTGTAGGTGCTGCAGAAGTTTGTGCGGCGATTGGGTAGTAGTTCTTGATTTCATTCTTCTTAGAACCATTCCAAGTACGTGTGCCAACCTGAGCACGGAAACGCTTACCATTAATTATTTGCTCGATTTGAGCATTGGTTGGCGCTGGTTGCTGTAGGAAGTAATCACGAGGAACACCAAGAGCATGCATCTTTTTGAAAAAGATACCAAGAGCAGCAGGGCTATCTGGAGAAACAACTAAGTTGTCCCAGACAAGACGCTTGTTATGAGCGCCACCCTCAACCTGCGCTTTTACAGAGAACATTGTTTTGCCACTCTGTGTCATTTTGTGTGTAGCTTCTACAACTACAACATCATAATCGCCATCTGGAAGCGGATCATAGTTTCCTGATTCGCCTGCTTCTTTGATGAGGTCACCCCAGTTTAGAGTACTCATTTGTTATACCTCTTTCTTTTCTTTAGTGGTTTTTTCTTGAGCAGTTTGCTTAACTCCAAAAATAGTATTAAGCATTACTTCGATTGATAACTTATCTTGTTCGACTATAGAACCTAGGCGACCTTGTACTCGCTCGCCAGCCTCATAATCATTTGTTCTTTCCACATACATACGCCTTACTTTGTAGGGAGGCTGCAGCGGATCTGGGTTTGCCATTTGCTCCACTGTCAACGCACCAAGAATGTCGTAAAAATATGGTGCTTGAATTGCTAGTTGACCTTGTAGATATGGACGGTGTCTTCCATCCTGACTTGTTCTTGACATAGCAGTTAGTACAACTGCTTCAAGAGGATTTGTAGCATGCATAGTTAAATCGCGAAGGTCACGAAGAAGACCGCCCATGTGACGAAGTAGTTCTCCCCATTGCTGCATCTTCATTTGTTCTGTGCCAGCGATACTATCCATACACTTCACTTGTAGTTCAGAGATTGAATCGATAATCAAACTCTTAAAGTGGTGCTTTCCAAGTTGTAACCACTGATACACCTTAATAACAGTGTCATAGTCACGAACAGTAACTACAACAGTGTCCCAAGTTCCATCAGCAATTGGTGGTTCCTCGCGAAGAGGATCCCAATACTTAACAACGATAGGTAGGAATCGGTGCCCACCCTCGACGTCAAGCATGAGTCGTGGGTATGGAGCAGTTACAGCAAAAGTAGATTTACCTACCTTGCTTTCTCCGTACACCATAACCGTAAGAGAGCGTTGAATCTCACTCATACGTCACTCGCCTCCTTTTTTCTCTGTTTCATAGTATGCATAAGGATTAGTCTCCTCATACATTTCACTAAGTGCTTGTTCAGCGGCGCTTCCGTCGTCAAACATTGGGCAGATAGTAAAAAATTGGCATTTCCATTTGCAGTCACGACTTGCTTTTGGATAAGCATTAAATGCGTGGCTTTCACCAGAATCTAAAGCATGTCTTACTCTCATCAAGTCTGTGATTGTTCCGTGAATTCTATTCCAGAAAGAACGCATAGTAAAGATGTTATGACGAATTTCTATTTGGTCGTAGAAAGGAGGTTTAGCGGCCGCAGTTCTGCGAACTTTTTTAAGAAGAGTAAATATTCCGCCTTCACTTCTTTCCGATTCATCTCTTTTTGTAGACTCTAAAAGCATGTATGTCATAACCTGTTCATTCATATGAGCCATATTTGCAAACTCAGATAAAGAACCTCCTACAGTTTTAAAGTCTCTAAACATTCTTACGCCATCGCCTTTACGACGAACACGCATATCAAGTTTTCCTTGAAGTTCTACTTCACCATTAAACAAGGGTGCAATAATTGTTTCTTCGGTAGATATCATCTCTAACTCGGCGTCAATACCGTTTTCTTCTACCCATTGCTCGTACCCCTCAAGCATAATGCGACCTAACTCACCTTCTGTTTCAAGGTTAGATACATCTCTAAAATCTTGGAGTAAAAGTTGTTTGTCTTGTTCAATTAATTCTGCGTGTGCAGTAAGCAAAGGAACGCCTTGCGTATAGTGAGCATCTAAAGCGGCGTGAATTCTACTTCCCATAGCCAATGGACCAGTCATGTCTTGGTGTTTAGGTTTTAATCCACGGTAATAAGTTAGCCACCATCTACGGCGACAATCTTTAAATGTCTGTATTTCTGAGTTAGATAATCTAACAACTCCACTCATAGGTTTCCTGTCTTATCATCTTGTAGTAGTTTGAGAAGCTGGTCTTTATCTTTAACAATTTGTTCAAAGTTATCGGCTTTAGTTTCTAAAACTTGAATAACTCTTTCTTCTATAGTTCCCTCTGTAACATAGTCGGTAATTACTATAGAGTCGTGTATTTCGCTTCCGATTCTATGTACGCGGTCTAGAACCTGCTTGTAATCAACTAAAGACCAAGGTCTTTGAAGCATTATCAAGCGACGAGCAGCAGTGAGTGTAATTCCAACTCCTCCCGCTTGGGCTGTAAAGAGAATCCATTTTATTGCTCCAGATTGGAAATCGTCAATAGCCTTCTGACGCTCATCTTCATCTTGGTCGCCTGTGATTAGACCGTGAGCAATTTTTTTCTTTGTCAACTCTGCGCTGAGAAGATTAATAAGTTGTTTAGAGACAGCGCTTACTGCTACAGAGTCATCCCCAAAGTCCCCGTTGCCAATGTCATCCATCAGAGCATCAATTTTGCAAGAAGGAGAGTCTAATACTGCTTTAGGCTCACCAGTCTCTTCATTGACAACAATAGTTGCGTAAGAACTAGCAAACTGAAGAAGTCGTATCGTCTGAGTCAGAACGCTAGGTGCTGCAAGGGTGTCCCCAGATTCGAGTTCAGATATCATCAAATCTCTCATCTGTTCGTAAGCCTTTTTCTGCTTAGTAGACATCTCTACATCTCTACGCTCTTTTAGAACTGGAGGCAGGTTAGGTAGTACAACTTTTTTAAGCATGCGTCTCATGTAAGGGTTTACGCTGCTGTAAAACTCCTCTTGCATCTGAGGTTTGACCCCTAGAACCATCATTCCACCAAAAGCGTTAAGCATCACATCAACCATTCGGTCAATCCACTTTGTTTTGCTAGGCCAATCTTTTGGGGAAATCCAGTGAAGTATTGACCAAAGGTCTACAACATTGTTAGCAATAGGTGTTCCAGTTAGTGCAAAGCGAATCTCAGCGGTACCAGAGGCAGACCAGAGAGCACGGGATTGTTTTGATTTAGGATCTTTACTTCTGTGAATCTCATCTGCAATCACTGCTTTAAATTTAAAATTGTTTAGTTCTCTTAAGTGGACTTCGCAACGGTTCTCGCTAATCTTTTCATCTTGACCTCCGCAAGCCTTGCACCTTGTTAAAGAGATAGAGCCGTAAGGAGAGAGTCTTGAGTGAGAGCGTAAGGACTCCCAGTTAATAATAAATACTTGCGCTGGTTGGTCAAATTGTTTTTTGCGTTGAAGAGCAGAGCCTTTAATAACCTGCGTACTTACATCTGGCCACCATGTAACAAACTCTCTTGCCCAGTTATTTTTTAAAGTATTAGGGCAGACAATTAAAATAGGGAAAACATCTTCTCCTCTATCGTGTAACTCTTTTAAGGCTCTAATTGCCTGAGCAGTCTTACCTAAGCCAGGCTCGTCGGCTAGAAGAGCTCTTTTGGCAGTTGCTAGGAAGGCAACCCCTGCTCTTTGATGAGGAAATAGGACTTCATCGCCTTCGTAGGTCTCTAACTCTCTTAAATTATTGGCTGGGGTGATTCTTGTTGCTAATTGATTGGCTGCCCAAGCGCCTAAAGTAGGCTTTATCTCTAAATCATTGCGGAATGTTGAGCGTAAGGCTAGACAGGTTGTCCAACTTAGGGGAACCCTCCAAACCTGCTCAGAAGCGCTCCAGGAGGCTCCTGGGAGGCTTTTACAGAGTTCTTTATAGCGCCAATCAGCACTTATAAGGATATGCTCCCCTTGAGCATCTATATCTACAGATACTGCCACCCTGACTCCTTACCTATATATGGACTGAAATATTTTTTAGTTTATTTTTTTCTGTCCATATCTATTTTAGCAGAACTACTGGCTTCCAACCGCTTTTAACCAACTTTAAAAGGGCGTGTCGTATGGCATCGTTTGCATGCCCTTCCCCGCCTTTATGCCACGTACCCAACTTTTTTAAAGCCTCGTTAGGGAACATAGTCTTAGCATCAACAGGAGATTGAAAAACGATTTTTTCAGGGTCATATTCCTTCACTCGACACATATGCTTTAGAACCCCTATCTGCTCAAGGCTAAATGGTGCCTGTGAATTTCTCACCGTCTGAGCAGTAATAACAAATCGCTCACAAACCACCAAAACATTATCGTAGGACTGAGTGGAAGAAGAAGCAATAGACATAGCCGTGTCCATCCAAGAAGCAAATGTCTCTGGGTCAACCTCTGCTGACATTTTAACTACTGGAGTCTCTTCTGGCACACCAGACCACTCAACTAAACACACCCCTGTTGCTTTACCAGGGTCTACAGACACTATGTACTTCATTTAATACTTCTCTCCCCAGTTTTCAAGTGGACCATCTATTCCAGCAGTTAGTGGAACATCCCAGCCTTCAGTAGTTGTCATACATTCTTGAACTATTTTCTTAAACTCTTCTGCTTGCTCTCTTGGTGCCTGTAAAACAATTTCATCGTGAACAGGGACAATAAGATATTCGGTCAAATCTGCTTGGTCAAGTTTTATTAGATTACTTTTAAATATTTCAGCAGCTCCGCCTTGAATTAAGTAGTTAATCAGCGTGTAAACACGTCCTTCGTCGCAAGGAATCTTACGACCAGTCCAAGTGTAAATGTAACCTTGACCTTCATCCCTCTCCCTACGAACACCAAGATTTTCAATATCTTTTTGAAACTTAATCATTCCTGGGTAACGCTTATCAAAAGCATCCGACACAGATTTCATCTGAGACTCTAGAACTCCAGCAGTAATTGCTTGTTTAGCAACTCCAGCACCATAGAGACGACCATAAACCATTCCCTTAATCAAAGTACGTCTTTTATCTGAACGAGTCATATCTGGTTCTTGATACACCTCTCGACCAATTTCAGTAAAGGGGTCTGAGCCAGTTGCGTCAGCGCGATTAAAAAGATTAATTAAATTAGGATCTTTAGATAAAGATGCAAACATACGGAACTCAACTTGGTCTAAGTCGGAGGTAATAATTACGTGGTCTTTGTCTTTAGGTATAAAAGCTCTACGAACAGTGTCATCTCCCTTTGGAAGGGTTTGTAGCGCTGGGTCAGTAATAGACATACGAGAAGTACGAGCACCTAGTGTTTTTACGGAAGGGTGAACAATTCCGTCAATTGACTTGTTTAAAAAGTTTAGGAAGTAGGTATTTGCCAGTTTATCTGCTTTACGTTGTTTTAAAATTGTCTCGGCAAGATTTTTAACCTCATCATTGCCTTGGATAGTCAGCAGGTGAAGTTGGTCTTTACTTGCAGATTTTTGACCAGAAGGGGTAGTTTCAGTTATCTCTGCACCAAGTTTTTCAAATAATCTCACTAGTTGAATATTGCTGGTGATACTAGTTCCAGCATAGGTTTTTTCAGCCCACTCTTTTACAGACTCGGTGTAATTAATAAGTTCTTCATACTTACGTTTCGAGTACTCTAAATCAACTCTTGCACCATTTATCTCCATACGAGTAACTATTTTTCTAGCAGCCATCTCGATTTCATAGGCTTTGTGGTAAGGCTTGTTAGGACCGCATTTTTCGTAAAACTTTTCCCATAAACGCATCGTTAAAATAGTATCGAGTGCGCCATAAGACCAATAAGGTTCAAAGTTTGTCGGGACAGTCCCCCATGTCCATCCATTTTTTGATAAATCAATATCTAACTTATCTTGAAGGTGCGCAGCATGACCATCTACAAGTCTTGCTGATAAAGGTTTTAGTCCACCAGGACCTAGTGGGTCGATAAGGTGAGCCATAATCATTGTGTCATGTGCACGATGCCAAGGTATTTCCCAATTAGATTTAACTGCAAACCATCTTGCTTCAAATGCAATATTGTGACAAACAATAGGTCCATCAAATTTACTCATTGCTTCATAAAAAACACCAGACCACTCTGCCCAAGGGATAGCCCAGCCATGCATACCGTCACCAACTTGAACTAAACGAATATCTCCATGCCAAGGAGATAGAGCATGGTCTCTAGGAGAACCTAGTTTTTCTCCAGTTTCGATATCTACAGCGATTGCATCGTGAGGACGTCGTTGCCCCAGCCAAGAGATAAATTCATTTGCTTTTTCTACAGAGTCAACAAGGCTTACTTGAATTCCATCTAGTCCGTTTGTCATTTATCCTTCTGTCGTTTTGTTCTAGTTTAGTTCTTTTTTAAGGAATTGTCTCTATCCTATAGATAGTATCTATATTTTCATCATTCTTGGCAGCAACCTCTAAAAGTTCTCTAGCAACGTAGGTAAGGTATCTTGCCCCACTTTCGTTATATTTGTAAAGTGCATCTAGTACAGGCTGAGGATTATCGCTCACCTGAGCCCAGTAGCGATATCTTTCTGGGAAAACAATAGGCAATGACCTATTAGGGTAGCACTCTTCACAAGGAATAGCGTCTTTTTCAAGTTTGTCAGTAAACTCGTCGATTAGGTTATATCTCTCTACTTTTTCACAGGTTGCTCCGTGATAAATTAAAGATACCCCGATGCGAGAAAGCACGTAAGAACCATTTTCAGTTTTATAAAGAGCAAACTCAATCCAGCGCACAGAGCCTTTACGCCAAGAAGAAGATTTACTCAATAGTTTCCCGTTAAACTGTAGGGTTCTAGAACTATCTTTTACTTCAAACATAATCTCTACTTATCTTGATCTTCAACAATTTTTGTTACATCCATTAATTGGGTTAGATCGGCACGAAGAGAGGCTATCTGACCTTCATAATTTGCAGTAATTTCGCCAATACGTTGCTGTAGAGCAATAATCATTAGTTCGTTTTTTGTCTTTGGTGTCTCCATAGGTTTATATTACTCTACATTTACAGCATCGTACTGAGCCTGAAGTGCGGCGATTTGTGCTTCGGCTGTGTCGATCATCTTGTTTGATGAAGCAATAATACTTGCCTCTGGAGCGTCAGTCGCGTTTTGCTCAATGATGTTGAGTTCGGCGCTGTACTTGTTAATTTTTACACCGCGTATGCGAGAGGCAATGAGGTTTAGCTTCTCTTCCTTTGTGATATCTGTACTTGACATTATTTTTCCTTTTCTTTTATCTTTTTATTCTTGGTTTTCCAAGAAATCTTTATTCAATATTTAATTGTACTTTAACATTATTTAAAGCTCTTAAAATATTTTCTATATTGTTAATTGCAGATACCAAAACTTCCTCATCTCCAGGCTGAAGAAGGTGAAGTTCTTCATTTAATATTCTATTATGCTCTTCTAGGTTAATATTATGAAGGTCTATTCTAGAGTTAAGTATTAGCATTTTATCGTTTATGTCCATATTAAACCCATACTGAAAAGTCACTTCTATAAGTTGTTCCGTCTGTTCCAACAACAACAGCTCTATATCTTAGGTATCTAGGATTGGTATTAAATGTAACTGGCTCAGTTGCGCTAGCTATGTTACCAGGGCTACTATAGTCACCAGATAAGGTACTAACTCTGTTATCAAATGAAGAATTTCCAACAACTAAGCCTCCACCAGTTCTTCTCGGTCTTGTTCCCGATGTAATAAGTCCAGCCGGGTTACTTCCTTGACCAGTGGCTGTGTTTGCTGTAGAGTACTGCCACTCCCAAGTAATATTTGAGGCAGTGTAATCTCCAGATGTTGGAAGCTGATTGTTCCAACCCCATCTTAATCTAGAAGATGAATTTAATCTGTTAAATGCTGGAGCTGTCATTGTTCCCCAGACGACAGGGTTAAGTGGTGCCGCAGTGGTAGCGATAGAACTTGAAAACGCAGTCGTAAATTCCTGCACATCAGAACTTGTTGACGAAACCTTAACCTTTGCATAGTACGTCGTACTTGCAGCTCCTCCAGTCCAAACATAAGACCAGTCACCAGTGGTAAGAGCGGGAGTTGGTAGACCAGTACTTATAGTAGAGATTAAAGTTTGAGAAGAGTTGTATATGTAGATTTCGCTTATTACTACATAGCGTGCTCCTGATGTAACGGGTCCAGCAGTGCCCGAGATAGTAAAACCTGTTGAAGTAGCTGTTCCAACTGATATGGAGGTAGTAGGAACTATGTATGCCCTACTAGAAACAACGCCGTATGCTATAGCACTATCCCCTGTCTGACTTGCTCCGTCATATCCAGTTACTTTAGCTCTAAAATAGTAGGATGGAGCTGTAGCATCACTAAGCGTAATTGTGTACTGTTTGCTTGCGTTTGCAGTATATGCTGGACTATCTGTAGGCACTGCTGGATTGGATGAGTAAAGAATTTCATATTTATACGAACTTGCCCCTGTCCAAGTTCCTTCAGAGACCGTAATAACTGAACCACTGCTAAAATTATTAGTGTCTGTTGATAAAGTTGGTACCACTGTGTTTACTGGACCTGCTGTAGTAGTAAATGTAACACTTCCGTAGTTTGTTCCAGTAAAGTAGTAGTTGTTTGCTCTAACTAAAACCGTATATGAAGTACTTGCTGTAAGCCCGGTAAGATTTACCGACGTGTTTGTTGACGTCGATGTCCAACTTCCTCCGCCATTTAAAGAGTAATCATAACTTTGAATGTCTGACATGCCTTTACTTTCTCTAAGTGGGGCTGTCCAAGATATAGTGGCAGAGGTTTTTCTAACGTTAGACTCCGTTACTGAAGTTGGCGCCTGTGAAGATGAACCTTGATTTGCAACTATGGTGAAATACCCATCATCATTTGACCCAGAGGTTACAGAGGACGAAGCAAGCCATACAGGGTGTGTTGAAGAGCCAAACTCTGTAAATGAAGTGGCAAAGGCTGAAGTTGTTCCGAAGTAAACTCTGTACTCTCCTCCTACGGTTCTACCAGAAGTAATGGCACTATAACCTGTGCGTGACCCATCAACGTAGTACGCAGTGTTGGAATAAGTGGATGTAGGGAATGCAACAAGTTTAATAAGTGCGTAGTCCTGACCGTTAGTAAAGTGCACCTCATACTCTATTTCAAAATTAGTTCCACCAAATCTTTTTCCACGCCAAAAAATATAAAATTTAGAACTGTCTGCGGCCCAACGTACCGAGCTCATTTCGAGGTCTGCTGGAAGTATGCCTAACACTCTATCGACGGTACTGGATATGTTTATAGCAGACTGTCCTCCGTCAAAAGAAATGTAGCCGTTTGTTCCGATGTGCACTGTGTTTCCGAAAGAAAAAGTATAAGTACGTGAAGTTGAAAAAAATTGGCGCCAAGTCCCAGATACGTTTATCCATCCTTGCGAAACGCTTCTCCAAGTAGATGAAACTTTTATCCAGATCTGAGACGCGGACCTCCAGGTAGAACTTGTTTTTATATATGCAGGCATGGGATTATGTGTACACCACTACTATATCTCCGTCAGATCCACCTGAAGGAGTTCCTGCAGTTGCAGTTGGGTATATATTTCTAAGACCTGCTGTTCCGTATGAAGCAGACGATGAGGCAGATGGCATCTTAATTGTATAAAGAGAATGCACTTCAGAAGCTTGAAGCTCGATTCGCACTCCTGCGTTAATAAACAAATATCCATCGCCTGACTGGCCATCGGCGTTAATTACTGTTGCAGTGCCTCCACCGAACTGATAAATCTCAAAATATGGGGAGGCTGTTGGACCCCAAGTTAGGCTAGGGCTGTTGTATAGCAAGGTATTTGTAAGTGTAAACTGACCGCCTGCACTTCCAGCAGCAAGTTGAATAGTAGAGCCTGAAATTGTTCCGCCACTAATAAAGTTTCCACTTATAGTCCCTGATGTTATCTGTGATGCAACAATATCTCCTGTATAAATTGTTCCTGCTCTAAGTGTTCCAGCCTGTAAAACACTTACATCAAGACTATTTGCTGCAATACGTGCGGCATTAAGAGTGCCAACCGAAATTGTTCCAGCATCAATGCTAGATATTGCTTGATAACCAAGACCGTACTGAACCCAAGCACTTCCTGACCACCTAGAGATACGATCTCCGTTTGCAGTATCAAACCACAAATCACCTGTTGCAAATGTCCCCGTTGGGGTTGAATTTTGACGATATACCTTATTTTTTCCATCTGCCGTGGTTTGTGCAGCGCTTGCAGCGGCGGCGGCGGCAGCAATTGCTGTATCCTGAATATTTACCCAAGCAGTGCCATTCCATACATAAAGTTTGTTTCCATCATCTGTGTCATACCAGATATCGTTTATCTTTAAAGAACCAGAAGAAGGTGCAGTTGTTTGCGAGTAGATGGTGTTTTTTCCATCTGCTGTTGCCCGAGCAGTGGCATCTGTTATCTCTACATAATCTCCCTCTTCTTCACTATACAGTTGACCTCCGCCTGTATCAGGGTCTACAACTAATAATCCGTCTTTTGGATTATCAATTACATCTGCAGGATTTTCTGTAGTTATTACAGTAGTACCAAAATCAACTTCATCTGCGGTAATACTACTAGGGGCTATAGCAGCAGCATTAATAACTCTTTTTTGCAGTTTTGTTCTAATAGGCTTGCGTTCTAAGTACTTAAGTCTACGTCTAACATCAGAGATACTATTACCTAAATTTTTATTACTGTTTCTTCTTCTACTTGTCATTTTTTCTGTCCTCCTTCCATTCGTCTATAAGTTCTAATGTTACTGTCTCTGGAAATGCTGGTGTCTCTGGGACGCTGACGCTGTAACTAATAATTTTTCTAACAATAACATCGCCTCTAGGCTCTAAATCATTTGCTAAACGCATTCTAACAAACTCGTCATCAATTATTATTGAACACCAGTCTCCTGGCAGATAACTTCCAACTACAGGATCTATAGAACCATTTACAGAAATAGTAAAGATAGCCTCTGGCGGTCTAGATTCCCCAAGAAAGTCCTGAGCATATGAATACAAAGCTTCTTTACCAGCAGCAACAGTATTGACATCATTTTTTTCTTCTATTTGGTCTAAAATAGGCCACCCTTGTTTTAGCAAGGATGTATCAGTAGCTGCTGCATATGGTTGACTTGCTGTTCCATCTAAACTATCTGCATTTCCTCCTACCCACATGCGGGTAGCGGAGTTTTCTGCATTTTCATTTAAAGTAAATTCAAATACATTACCTGGATACTCAAAAACGTTTTGGTCAGCACCGAGAGCACTTAGCGGTAGAACTATGCCAATATATCCTTCGCAAGCGGTGGAAGGTACATTATTATTGTATGAATAGAAAGTAAAAGTAGTAGTTGTGGGCACACTGACCACTACAACAGTCCCATCGAAAGATAGTCCTACATCCGTAAGAACTACTTCATCCCCGACAGATAGATTATGGATAGTCTCTGTAGTTACTGTAGCAATATTAGATGTTAATTGTTTATTAGTTACTGCTATTTTTTCTGGAGGAGTCTTAAAGGGAACAAAAGCAAAACTTCTTGTAAATTGATTATTCTGAAAATCACAATCTATTCTGTACTCGAAACCATCTAATTCTTTAGCAAAATCTTCTAAGATTTCTCCAAACATTCTTAAGTCAGACCCTCTAAAAACACTTTGAGTAGAGCCTAAATACTTACCACTCAAGTCCGCTGTAGAAGTAATAGCAATATCAGAGTTTGAGGAGTATGACCCGTAGGTTCCAGCAACTGCTCTTGCTCCCCAAGAAACAGTTCCACCGTATACTGCTGAAGTCGCATAATTTAAAACGGAATATTTATTATATCTAAGTGTTCGTGTATCTGGAACTACTGTAACTATGCTTACTCCATCATAATCAGACCCAACATTTTCAACAACAATGCTTTTTCCAGCAGTTAAATTGTGAACAGAACTAGTAGTTAATGTCACTGTTTTGTAAGAAGCCTCCCCTACTACCACCGCGGTGATTGCTGTGTCAGGGTTGTCTACTGGATAACTAAAAGAAGAGTTAGTTGGAACATCAACTACTATATGAGTACCGTTTAGCACTGCTTGAACTGTAAAAGTAACTGATTCAGATGAGATTGCTGCCAAAGTAGGTTTGTTTAGAGTCACTGTTGTGCCAACTACTTTTTGAACAATAGTATTTGCACTTAACTTTCCAGTAATCGAGACCAACATGCCTGGGCTTATGTTCGAGGCATCTGTAACTGTCATACTTGTAGAGCCTGAAGAAGCAGTGGCAGTTTTGTTATAAGAAACTATATTATCTAACTTAGAAACGCTTACATAATCTCCTACTGCAAGCCCATGCTCAGTAGAAGTTGTTAATGTAGCAATATTGTCTGTAACTTGTTTGTTAGAGATAGATAAAGTAATAGTAGATATTGTTTTGGAAGTAACATCATAGGACGTATAGGGTGTTACAGCAGCAGAAGATATATTTCCAGCGCCTGTAACAACAAAACTAAAGCTAGTAGTAGTTGGAATAGCAGTTATTGTCCTAAATCCATCTAAAACACCGTCAACTGCAACTATTTCTACTAGTTGACCTTCAATTAAATCGTGAACTTCAGACGTAGTTAATGTAGCAGTGTCAGAAACGCACACTTTATTAGTTACTGTGTACTCTAAATCTGTTGCAGGGGTTACCTCGTCGTTGATAAACTCATTTGCACTAAAATCATCATTTAACCATCCTAAAATATCTCTAGCAACATCGTAAGAGTCAACTACAGAACGAGCCTGACCTATGTCTGACCTACTAAGAGATAAAGTAGCACTACTTGCAAATGAAAAACTTGCCAAAGATGGAACTGCAGTGATGGTATGAACACCGTTTAATGCAGAATTTAGTGCGTAAACTTCTACAGTGTCTCCCACTGCAAATTCATGGGCTGTATTTGTATAAATTGTTGCAGTTCCAGCCGATGCTTCATACTCGGTGCAGTAATAAGGCTCGCTGCCATAATAAAGAGTTTGCCACACTGCTCTGTGGTACAAATAACTTATAAACTCAGCGCCATCTACAGTTAAAGTTTTATTTTGAGGAGAATAACTTCTACTCCATATAATCCCACCCCAGACGCAAACACCATTTCTAAGAATGTATATCGCTGTTTTTCCTGGCATTGTATTTTCATATAAATTAAAATCTGCAGTTGCCTCTATTACAGGTACAGAGCCAGAAAATGACCCAGCCTTACTTAAGGCTCTTTGGTATGTAACATCTGTAAAAGGGATTTCACCTAATATATTATTTGTAATAATGTCAACAGCATAATATCTATACTCTGCTGGTGTAATTTCATGAATTGTCATTTTTATGTTCCTTAAGTTTAGGGCTTAAGAAAGCCACCCAGACCTATAGTCTACAGATAGCGTCGCTGTGGGGTTAACAGTATTGCCTTCGTCAAAAAAACTAATTGTATTATTACCTGGATATAGATTAATCCAGTTGTTATACACTTCTAACTTAGACCTTGCTCCAGAATATGCGCCATTTAAAAATACAGACCTATCATATGTATCAATTTCTAAAACATCGGGACCATATACAACGCTTCCACTTGCAGCTCCGTAGGCAACATTAGAACCAACTGTTTCATATGTAAATGTGCTAGTTGTAGGGGTACTTAGAACAGTGACAACTCCATCATATGGCGAACCAAGACCAGAGATGGTGACAACGTCACCAGCAATCATTCCATGAGTAGTAGTTGTAGAGATTGTAACTAAATTATCAGTTAATCCTCTGTTATTAATTGTTTTAGTGGTTTCTGCTCTTAGTGTATCTGTTATAGTAATAAATTCTTCGGTAGTGTCATTAGAAATAATTGCTGGACCAGTAAGTGGACCAGTGATTGTTAGATATACGCTAACTGGAAAGTTTCCTTCATTTTCAATAATCTCTGTTCCATCTTCAGAAGTAGAGCTGCCTCTGCAGGTAATTAATGTGTTGTTATACCCGTATGTTGGGTCTGCAGTATTCCACTTGTACTTTATTGGGTCCGCTGCCCTAAGACCGATAGAAAACTCAGTTCGACCACGAGCATTTACTGTTTGAATTTCAACATCACCACTTAGTCTTACATAGGATGCTCTGACAGAAGAACCTTCATTTGTTTTAAGCCATGCTCCAGAATAAACTAAGTTTGTAGCAGCAACTAATCTATCTCTAGCAGCAGCAAGCAAAGAAGGGTCTGGAGTTAAAATAACGCCTTCAAAAGTTATATCTCTTGCGTTGTATCTACCTTTAACATCATAAGAGCCGTCTCCCCAGCCTCTAGCAATATCAGGAACTTCAGCTGAAGGAGGTTGCCACCAACCACCAAGGTCAGTAACTACCCAAACAACCCCGTATTCATCAATTGTATTAAATGTAAAGTCATTGAGCGATATATCTGCCTGTAACTTCATTCCAGTTAGATGAGGCTGTGGAAGTGGAGTTAAAGCAAGGTTTACCTTTGAAGTTTCATTAGATTGATTAGAGTTAGTAAAAAACTCTCCTACTGAAGCAGATTTTTCTAATAAAACAGCATCAAGTAAAAAAGTTTTTGCTGTAGTTCCAGCAGTAGTTTGAATAAAAGCAAAGTTAGCGTGAGTAGATGTTGCAGGAGCAGTAAATACTGCTGTAACTCGCTTCCACCCAGAAGAATTAGTTGAAGATGTAGCAGTGTTATTACTTATAGAAACTATAGAACCAGAAGTAGAAGCGTTGTACCAAATTGCTTTAATACTAAAAGAGCCACTTTCTTGACCGCTTGGGACTTTTATATACCCAGAAATGGAATAACTAGATAGCGCTGTAGTAGCAATTCTATTTGTAGTAATTACTCCAGAGTTTGCTTGAGCAGACTTGGTTATTTCTAAAGACGAGGAACCGACAAAATAGTCAGAGGAAGTTACTGAAATAGAGGTTGTTGCAACTACTGCTGTACCAGTGTCGGCCGCGGAAGTAATACTGCCAGAAGTTGAAGTTGTGTAAGTAAAAGTAGTATCGCTAGGAACCCCTGTAATTGTGTAAGTTCCGTGCAATGGGGTATTGCCATTAGTTCCAGCAATAGTTACAACATCTCCTACTACGAAGCCGTGGGCTGCTGAAGTAGTTATAAGTGCTGTTGTACTAGTTCTTTCAGAATTACTAATATTTTTTGTATTTGTAGAAGGTGCTAACCCAAAAACAGTGGCAGTTCCTGTATCTGGTGCCGATGTAATTGTTCCACTTGTGGAAGTTGTGTATCTAAATGTTACTGAAGTTGGCACTGCTGTAATTGTGTAAGTACCGTGAAGGGCGGAGTTTCCATTTGTCCCAGAAATGGTTACAGTGTCACCAACTAAAAATCCATGATCAGTGCTGGTAGTTATTGTTGCAGTAGTAGAACTTCTCTGAGAGTTAATAATTCTTTTGTTTAGATTCTGAGCAGCAGACCAGCCAGTAGTGTTAGTTTGGTAGGTAGGGTTTGTAAACAGATTTGAGCGACTCATTAAGCTGCTCCCTTACGAAGTTGGAAGGCAATCTGACGAGAAACAATGGATGCAAGCTCTCTTTCATCCATACCAGCAGAAGGATTAATTGTTATGTTAATTCCAGAACCTCTTCCACCAGATAGCATTTCAATCATTGCTTTATCACGCTTTGATAAACCATCTGGGTCAAGTGGTTCTACACGCTCAGGGCGTCCTGCTTCACCAATTGTGGCAAGAGTTCCACCAGCAGAAGGCATAACAATTCCGCCTTTTGCAAGAGGTTTAATATCTGGAGTATCTAACGTAAAGCCTCTTCCAGCAAGAGGTCCTAATGGAATCCCAAAAATTTTATCTGGAAATCTTAAATTAAATTGAAGAGCATTCCATCTTCCAATAATGTAATTTATAGCAAGTTTAAATGAGTCTTTTATCCCATCCCAGAGACCACTTGCCGCAGCCCTTATGCGACCAGGAAGAGCTCTAATAGTAGAGATAATGCTGTCCCAATTTCGTGCTATTGCAATAACTGCAGCACCAATAGGACCTGTAAGAATAGAAAGTATCATAGGCCAGTTGTTCTTTAAGAAATCAATTGTTCCTGAAAAAGCATTTTTTATTGCTGTACCTATACCATTAACAAGATTTCTAAACGTCTCACTTTTTGTATAAAGTATCCCGATAGCTGCAAGTACAAGACCGACTACGGTTAGAAAAAGTCCAAGAGGGTTTGCCGCAATGGCAGCCCCTAAACCTCTAAAAGCAGCTACAAGAGATGTACCTATTGCTTTTACCAACTGAACCATTGCTGTTCTAGCAACTTTGACAGCTGAAGCTGCAAGAGATAATATTTTTGCTTGTAAAGTACTTGTAGTTAAAGCAGCTAATTTGGCTGAACCAGTTAAAACTCCTAATGTTCTAGTTAGTACAAGTATTCCACTTACAGCTACTTTAAAAGCAAATCCACTTATTTTACCTATTAGACCAAGAGCACCTAGCACTGGAAGTATAGCAGCTGAAAGTTTTAAAAAGAATTGCCCTACAGGACTTTCTAAAATTTTGTTTAAAGTCTCTAAAACACTGGTTAAAGTATTAAAAAATATTTTTATAGAGCCAGATTCGGTAACTAGTTTTACAAATTCGGCAAATGTTATTAAAAATTCACCAAAAGAAGGCAAAGCATTGCTTATATCTTCACCTATTTCTTGGAAGATATCTGTAACTTCATTTAGTTGACCTAAGAAAACTCCTAGTTCTGGGTTATCAGCAAGAGTTATAAATCCTCCTAGAATATTTCCAAGAAGACTTAAAAGTTTTGTTCCATTTTCTGCTGCATCAGCAAAAAACTCTCTTATAGGTCTACCATCAATAGTTTCTAGATTTTTAAAGGCTAAAGATATGTCCTTAAAGTACTCTAAGAAAATCTCTCCAGCGCTTCCAGGACCCACGTTTGCTTGTACAAGATTTTGAAATCCACCAAAAACGTTTCCAAGAATGGTACCTAAATCTTTTAATATGCCCTGAGCAATCTTAAAACGTTCTGTAAGTTTCCCAGTTGCCTCGTCAAGTTTTCGAGTTTCTTTCCAAGATTCTGTTGTATTTTTTAAAAACTCACCAAAAGCATCAATTAATGGTTTAGCAGCTTTTAGAAGAATTAAAAATCCTTCATAGAGATTGCCTACTGCACTACCAAGATTGTCGATAAATTTATTGTTTGTTTTCCATATGGACTCTAGTCTTCTTATGTTCTCTGAGCTTGTCACGACCTCAGAAATTCTTATTGCTACTTTACCTAAAACATCTCCAGTTGCGGTAAGAAGAGGTCTTAAAGCAGGAAATAGATTCTTTACTAAGTTATCTATTGCTATTTCTAGTTGAGGAAAAAGTCTTTGTCCAGCAGCAGAACTTAGTTTTTTAAACTCTGATTGTATAGAAACCAAGTATTTAACAAAATTCTGAGCTTCTTTTGATAAACCAGATAAAGCATCTTGGTAGGCATCTGTTCCAGAACCTTGTAAGGCAGCGTCTCGTGCTTCAGTTGCTTCTATTACATTTCTTGTAGCCTCAAGTACTATCTTACTTCCATCTACCTGAGACTTTACATCTGGACCTAATTTAGCATTTGCTGCTTCTGATTTTTTAAGGTCATTATTACGATCAATTGCTCTACGATAATTTAAATCTGCTTCAGCAAAGGCAAGTTCTGCTTCTTTACGAGCACGAGAGTTAGGTGGTAAATCAGAAACACGAGCAAGAGTTTCACGAGCTTTTTCTAACTCTAAAGCAGCTCTTTTTTCTGATATTGCAGCGTTCTCAGAATCAAAACCTAGTTGCTGTATTTGTTCAATTGCAGTTTCTCTTGCTTCTGCTAATCTTTCATACGCTGCTAGTAAGTTTCTTTGAGCAGATTCTTCTGATTTTATAGAAGAGACCGTTTTTTTAGAAGCCTTATTTCCTGCTTGTACTGCTTTAGCAATTCCAGAAAATGCTAATCTTAATGTTATTGCTGCTTGACCCGCGGCTGTGAATGCTCCAGCTAAAGTAATTAACGCTGGAGTGGCAGCAGCCCCAATTATCGAGGTAAGAGAGATAAGTCCTGTACCAAGAAGACCAATAATCCCACCTAATGAAGTAAGTATTGGACCTAAGAAAAAACCAGCTCTTGTTAAACTAGAAAATCTTTCTCTAGCTCTATCTGCTTCTGCTAAAAATTGGGGTGTAATAAAATTAAAATTATTACCAGATTTACTAAAACCTCTATTTACTCCATCAGATAAATCTTTTCCAGCTCTTTCACCAACTCTATCAACACCATTAAAAGCTTTTTGAATGTCTCTTTCAACACTAGAAGTGATGGCGCGAACTACTACATATGCATCACCAACAATTGCCATGCGCCATCACCTCCTAATCTCTTAGCCCAAAGGGGCATCTAGTACAGACCCAAACGGCTTTTGCATGTCTGGGTTAAAATCTGTTGCTGGAACAAACGGCTTCACTGGTTGACTGCTTGGGTCAAACGGTGTGATGTCGCTGTAATCAAAATCTCCAACAGAGTTGTCAAAACCTGCGTTTTGACTTTTTTTAGTTGTCTTGTATTTATAAGTAGTTTCATAAAAATCCCTATAAATAATTTCTCTTACTTTTTCTTTGACGTCAACTTGTTCTGCACTAGCGACGGAGGTAATGTCATCTTCAAAAATTACATGGATAACATCTAGCATGTCTGCTAGTTCCATAGAAGATAGTTGTAGGCCGCTCATTAGTGCTTTCCCGTTAACATAAGGCCAGAGATCTACTGCCCACTCTGCGAGTCCTCTAGCCCCGACGTAGGACGGCTTGAGTACTGCTCGACCAACCAAGAAGTAATTTCGCCTAATTTATCTACAGTTACAATTTTGCTAGGATCCTCTACCAATTTTAGAAAACGCTCTAAACTTTCTGGTAGCAAAACCTTTGCAAAAAACTTTTCAATAAGTGCGGTTGCCATTCCGTTTGATTCAGAACTCGAGTCTGCAACCATATCCAAAAGAACTTTACCTTGAAGAGCCGTTTTGCAATGGAAATCTTCTCCATAAAGTTTAAAAAATAAGGGTTGCGTATTTACATCACTCCCGCTACCAAAATCTTTAAACCTATCTGTTGTCATATTGATATTCCTCTTTTCTCATTTGTCTTTTTATTTACCATTTTTATAGTAAATGTTGTTCCTATTTTACCAACTTTAAGTTATCTGATAGATAGCGATTTGCTTTAGTTCCAGGATGCATAACAGAAGTTGCAAATATCACCCTTGATCCTCTAACAAATCTCAACACTTTTGCCCTATCTGGTCGAATAACATGAGGCTTACTGCCTTGATGGTGTAGCAAAGCGTAGTCCAAATTAGAGCCAATTTTCACATACTGACCTCGAGAGTCTCGTAAATGTCTCATGTGAATAGATGAACGAAGTGCTCCTGTTCTTACACCAACCTGAGCTTTAGCAGCTGCCATTATTAAACGACCCTTTTTTGCTAAGTACTTTCCTACATCGCCTTCAGGAGAGTTAAGCATAAAATCTAACTCTGCCTTGCGAAAAACTACTGTTGCCATTTTACGGAACCGCTGCAGTAAGGGTCAAAGTTACAGTTTGAAATCCACCTTCAGGAGCCTGAACCTCAACAGTTGCGATAACCCCAAGACCAAAACCAGACGACTCCCAAGTATCTAATTGAGCAGCGCTGTCTAGTAAAATCCATGCGTCGTACGCAGCAATTTCTGAAGCACTCTCTATTGTTTCAGCAGAAGGTGGTCTACCATTTTGACCAACTACAGGCACTGCTCTTGATACAGAAACATTAATTGTCGCACTTCTTGGGTCACTACATCTGCGAGGCTGAGTTGCCTCATCCCCTGGAGCGCCAACATACATCTGCACAAAAGAGACAACTACTTGTTCGCAGTCAACTACAGGCTGTCCTAATGTGTAATATCTACGCAGAGGAAGTGGCATAGTGTAAGAAGCATAAGAAGTGACAACTTGAGTAAGAACTGCGTCTAAAAATACAGCAAGATTTTTGGCACTGCTACTAACAGTTGCTTTATTTATTGGTGTCGACATTTGTCTCTCCTACTTGTTGTACACATACTACAGTGTATAAATTGGCTCTACTCTTGTGTAAAGTTCAAATGATACGTTTGCTGTAAGTAGGTTAATTACTTCATCAATAGCAGGATTTTCCAAACTAGGTCGAGTGCAGTAGATGTCATAAACACCAGGCTCTCTTGGACCAATAATATCTAATATTTGACTATAAGTTGGAGAAATAGTTATTGTTCCATTAACACGGCTAAGACTGATAGAGTTTTCTAAATCCTCTGACTTTGTATAAGAGTGGTCAGATACCGTCAAAGAAACTTCCCAAGATGGGTCATCTTCTAAGAATTCTCCATTTATTTCATTTAAATAAAGAACTAGTGAACTACCAGATGTAAGAACTTTCAAATCATAAGGGGTCTCTGTTAATTGATATGGCTTAGGAACAGGACGGCGTGCTCTAGGAGTATCAGGGCTAAATACTTTTGCTTTTGCTCTTGCTCTGTCTGGATTAGTTGTTTTTAGAAATAGGTCTACAGCATATAAACCAGTTCTAAGTTCATCAATAAAATCTTGATTATCAAGGATTGTGTATGAAACACCTTGACGAGCAACAGAAGTTACACGCTGAGGGAGAGCGCAGGTGTCATCATTTTCATACAACTTAACAAGTTCAATGGCAAGTAGTCGAGCAGCAGCTTTTCCTGCTATTGGTGGCGGTGTTCCATATGAATAAGTAACTTCAATATTAGAAGATGTCCATCCTGCCCCAGGGGTAGCAAGAATTGTGGAGTGCTCTACTAAGTAATAATCTCTTGGATCTATTACAACGCCATTTCTATCTCTTAGAGTATGAACTCTTATTACTTTACGACCACGAAGACGCACACGAGTACTTGCTGATGTTCCATCGCCTGTAAAGTCATCTTGTTGATAAGGTCCTGAGCCGTTTAATCTAATATTTTCAACATTTCCTCTAATTAAAGTAGGAGAATATGTAAGGATAGATGCACCTATGCGGATATTAGGGTCATAAGAAGATACGTATCGCTCAGTGACAGTTGTTACACCAGAGTACTTTCTTCCAGACATACCCCAGAGCAGGTACGAGGCTGTTTTTACAGCATCATATGCGTACTGGGACTCTGCATAAGTAGGTCCAAGTTCGCTAACATCTACCCAAAGATTACTCATTATCTATACCAATCCTAAAAAGTAAGGGCGAACAACGATTAGTTGTATCAATGATACGACCAATACGTCGTCCGCCCTTCTTCTTACTTATATTAAGAGGTTGGGTCCTCTGATGAAGCAATAATGAAGTCAACATCGTTGTCAGCATTATATGAACTGCTACCAGGTACGTTGTACTCAGTAGTAGATCCTTCAGAAGTGAAGTCTGTAACTTCCCAGTATCCATAATCAACAAATGCAGTTCCAGTGTCAGCAGCAGAGGTAATAGTTCCGCTAGTTGTAGTGGTGTATGTAAATGTTGTTGTTGTTGGAGTTGTAGTAATTGTGTAAGTACCATGTAGTGGAGCATTTCCGTTGGTACCAGAAATAGTTACTCTATCTCCTACACGCATTCCGTGAGCGGTAGATGTTGTAATAGTTGCAGTAGTTCCAGCGCGAGCTGAGTTACTAATAGTCTTAGTAATTTCAGGATGCCACTCGTAGAAGCCCTTTAGACCAGTTGGTGCCCATGTATCGCGAGCGTATGAATATGGACGCTCTGCTGCAACTGGGAACTCCCAGCGGCCGTCTGGACCTGCATCAAAGAACTCATTTCCAAGACCGTAGCCTTCGAAAGTGTTTGCAAGTAATCCGTTTTCAATTACACGGTCACCTGATTGACGTAGCTTAACATATGGAAAAACCCAGTGGAAGTATGGACGAGTTGTTGCACGCTTTCCATCTTTCACAGCAAATGACCAAACTTCAAGAGCAACGCCGTTTCCAGCAGGGTCATCTCCAACGGCTGGCGCGGCCCAACCAATTGATGTGCGATCTGGTGCAGCAAAGGTTCCTAGATTCTTACGAAGTAGCAAACCTCCTGCTAACAGAGCAGTGAGTTCTGTGTCTGGCTCACAAATTGCCAGTTCCATAGTAATTCTTTTAAGAGTGTCTGGGGCTTTGTAGGAAACGCAAACTGTACCGTTTGCTGACTTTTCTACGATTTCATCGCCTTCTTCGTACTCTGGTGTAAATGATGCGCGAAGAAACGCCGAGGTTGTGTAGCTATCACCTGGTTCGGTGAGTAGGTTACCTGAGGCGTCCAGTCTAGTGACTCGGATCGCCACACCTTGGACGCTTGCCGCGTAGTCCTGAGTGGCCATACTGATTTCTCCTTTAGTCGGTCTTACTTGTTCTTATTTTACGCTGTTAAATCAACTCTGATTGCTAAATGTACAGATGAATCAAAGTACACTGCAGCAGGACGAATTGCTTTAAGAAGCATGTTGTTCGCGTTGCCTGATACATCGTAGCCTTGTGCTAAATTATCATTAACAACGTCAATATCGCCAAGAATGACTCTAACGTCACCAGTGGCGTACATCCATTTATTTGTAGCAGTAGGTGTTTCTGTATCCCCAGCTGCATCTGTTGGACCTGCTCCCGAGTACCCAGAACCAATTACTACTGGAGTTCCACCAACAGTTCTAAGGAATGTGTCACCACTATCAGTTGAAGGATAAATTAAGTTTGAGCTTGCAACAAGTGATGCAACGTCGCGAGTCATGTGAATAACTCCTTGGATTCCGCAAGCTGAGGCATCCCCAATTGACTGCTCAAGAAGCGCGAGAGCGCGACGAGCGGACAGCGCTGTACCTGAATTAAGTATGGTAGCGGCAGGGTCTACTAGTGCCCTATTTGAATGCTCTTCACCAATGCGAATTGCACCGTCCCACAACTCTGTTTCAAGAGCCTTTTGTGTAATACACTCTAACTGACGTCTAATTCTTTCAATATGGTCTGTACCAAGTAGACCTAGTGTTGAGCGATAATCTTCAACTTCAACAAAAAATGGTTTAACTTCTAGATAACGAGCAGGTGTTGCATTACTTGCAATTGTATATGATGTTGTGTCTGTATCATCCCAGTTTTTAGCAGAATATACTCCGCTGTCCCAATACTGAGAAAAACCGCGTACCCATTGATCTTCGTCTAAATTAGTTTCAGGCTTAACGCAGCCGAGTAGACCAAAGTTAGCGCCCATAACCATAGGTGCTTCAAAAACTCCTCTAAAGGCCATCTTTACTCTACTTCCTAACTTAAAAGTTTATTTACTTACTTATTTTGTATTGGGAGCGCCCATTTCTGAGCGCTCCCTCTACAAGATTTACTTCTTAGCTTAGTACTCGATTGTTGCTGCAGTCAATCCACCAAGTGTATCGCGAAGAGCAGCTGCTACTCCGTTTACATTGATGGTTGATGTTACCTGTAGAGACTCGACGCCAACAAGGGCAACGTTCTCAA